CACTTTTTAATCTAAAAATAGAATTTTAAAACTAGGAAAACAGTCTTCTTTAAGACTAGGAAAACTTTTTACATTTACTCATACAGAGAACTTCTTGATTTAGTGTTTTTGATACCTCTAAATTAAGATACTGAAACGTCCTTTATAGTGATATTTTACTAGAAGATATGAAAATGTATTTTTCACTATTAGTAAAGGAATAAACACTATGGATTTAAAAGGATGGATTAAAGGTGCTTTCAATATCGATAAGTTGGTAAAACCTAGTGAACCAGCTAAGGTAGAAACACCTAAAGTAGAACCTACTCCAACTCCTAAACCAGAAGCTAAAGTAGAAGAGACTAAACCCACTACTGGTCAGCTAGAAGAACTTCCTTGGATAGCTGAACTACGTAAACACATTGGTTTAGCTGAGATTAAAGGACCTAGACACAACCCCACCATTATCCAATGGTTGAAAGACATGGGTAAATACTCAGGTGAAAACAAGTCCTGGTACTACGAGGACGAGAGCGCGTGGTGCTTGACAGGAGATATTGAGGTACTGACTTCAGACGGCTTCGTTCGCCTAGATGAGATTAATGGTGTCTTACCAGAGGCAGTAGCCATGTTAGACCCTATTACTAAAGAGGTGAAATTCACTAAGGATTACGATATTATCCACAAGGAATACGAAGGTGTTGTTTACAACTTCAAGAAACGTGGATTGGTTTGTGATCCTGACCACAAGTTCTATGGTCGTTGGACTGGTACTGGACAAGACCAGTTACGCAAGGTGAAGCACTTAACTAAGTATGGCGTTGGTGTTCCTTGTATCACTACCTCTGCTCCAGGCGTTAATGCAACTGATAAGGAATTGGAGTTCTTAGCTGCTTACCTATCCGATGGTCACCTACCGAGCAGTAAGAAAGTGAAATTCCATCTGTCCAAGACACGTAAAATGGAGTTATTAGAGAAATACCCCTATCTCCGTAAATCCGAAGAGAAAAAGGTATATGGGGTATCTACCAAGGTGTGCTTCACTTACGTCTTCGACATTAGTCTCCTGCGTTTGGATTATATCGATAAGAACAAAACACTGCACTGGCCGACGATTCGTAACTTCTCTAAAGAGCAGGCTAAGGTATTTATCGATGCCTACAGTCAATTCGATGGCACCCAAACCAACAATGGTTTTGAAGTATTCACTGCCAATCCTGTCCTCTGGGAACAACTTAACTATCTAGCCACAATGGCTGGGTACAAGAGCACTCCTTATAAGGTTAAACAGGTTTCACCTAACAGTAAGATCGAGTACCTGTACCATGTTTACGTAAGTAGAAGTAAACGTCGTTATTTCCGACCCGAAAACTTCAAGAAGGAAGACTTTAAAGGCACTTTATACTGCCTAACTGTCCCCACCAGCATCATGATCATTCGTACCACTAAAGGCATCATCATGCCTATCGGTAACTGCGGATTGGCAGTAGGACACGCTTTGGGTGTATCTGGTCGATTCGTCGTACCGGAGTGGTTTAGAGCCTTGAAATGGTCCGATGAGAAATACCTCACCAAGCTTGATAAACCGGCTTATGGCTGTATCGGTGTGAAAGAGAGAAAAGGTGGAGGACATGTGTTCTTCGTAGTGGGATTAATTTCTCCTGGTTATGTAGCCTGTTTAGGTGGTAACCAAGGAGATAAAGTCTCTATTATCCCGATTGCCATCAAGGACATTAAAGGTTTCTACTGGCCCTCTAAATGGGAGAACAAACAGTGTGTAAAACAAACACCTAACCCACTGCGTTACGACTTAAAGATTGTTAGTGCTACTGGTCGTTTAGGTGCTTCTGAAGCCTAAGTAAAAAAATAAAACTATACTCGATTACTCTTCGATAGAAGAGTAAGATGAATGAAGTGTTATCTCGACTAGTAAACTAGTCTCAATGCAGCTTACGCTGTTCTGTACTCTAGTACAGGTCAGTGAATGAATATTACTCTACTCTCCCCTAAACACTAGGGAGAGTAGAGTATTCTTTATTCAGTTAACTCGTTAGCTCGTCTCTATTGAGACTCACTTACTACGTTCGTCTTACGAAACTCATTCACTTCGTTCATTTCTACGAAATTCACTCAGTTTCACTACAAAATAATATATTAGCATCTATGTAGTATTTTTATATCAAGCTATGAATTCATGGTTTACAGGAGATTAAACATGCATCGTTTCTTTAGAGAATACTTAAGGAAAATGAAGATAAACACCATCTTGCTTTTAAGCATCATGGTCTTACTGGTTATCTTCGCTGCCATGGTGTTCAGAGACACCAATAAATACGATACCGAAGACGAATACTCCCTAAGAGCGGTTCCTTGGGAGAGAAAAGACTTAGATAACCACCGTGATGTCTATTACCTACGTAAAGGTAATAACTACTTAGTCATCACCTGTGCTAACCAGCACTTAACTGTAACGGATTTAAGAAACCTCTCTATTGTTAGGGCAGTAATCGGTGGTAAAGACCACCGCCTCTATTCAGTAGGACTCAACGGTAGACTCTGGTATGTACCGACTATTAACGAAGACCCAAATCCTACTCAAGAACAGATAGACTTCTTAAAGGCACTCACTAGAGCCGATTACATTTCCTTCGAAGTAGACAAGGTAAAACACACCTGGGCTACTTCTAATAGCACCACTTTATCTCACTGTGTGGATTTAAACCAGAAACCCACTCCACGTAGTGAAATTTAAAGCAGTACCCCGTTTTAAAACATGTTTTAACACAAGGACGTTCTAAATGGCTAAATTTGTTTACGATACTCGTAAGAGCGGGATGGAGAACCTGAATCGATTATTTATCGATGCCAACATCCCTGAAGAACTTCTAGATGAAATAGAAATCGTCGATGCACCGAAGGATTCTACTGCATCTGAGTTTAACTCTTATACCAATAAAGTCGGTAATACCGCACTGAAAGTCAAGTACTCAGGTGAACTGGCTGAATTGACCGGTAAAACCTCCAATGTACACTTCTACGACCGTGTATTGCCGATTCCTGACCCCTGGAAAAACCAGGTAATGTTGATTCAAGATACTGAACTGAAAAATGTCAGCTTGGATACTTACCTGCGTGACCGCTTCTACCGTGATGGCTATCCATTCGTAGGGGAAACCTTAGGTTATCAGGTAGAAGGGACTTCCGGTATCCTGAATTACGGTAGAAACACCGTATTGATTACTGCTCCTTACCGCAGCTATGGTTTGTTGGGTGAAGCTCGTCTTACCGTACAATACCTGGTAGACTTGAATAACAAGCAAACTAAGGTAGTAGCCTTAATCAATCCTTTCTTAACTCAAGACCTCGTAGTACGTAAAGATGGTTTCTCTGTACTCTCTAGCCAGGTATACGCTACCTTAGCTGAGACTAAGAAACATATCTTAGACCGTTACTTGAAAGAGACTTACGGTATCTCTCGTACTAAAGCGATTAAAGAAGAGTTACAAGCCAACAACATTGAACTGGTGGAAGAGACCAATTTCCGTCACCAGTTACAGGCTCCGGCTAATCGTGATCAGGAATTAGAGAAACGCATCAGCGAGCAATACACTGGCTCTTATCTCTATAAGTTCTCTCAAGACATCCAGGAGACTGAGAATAACCAAGTCGTCGGTAATATCCGCCTGATGATGGTTAAAGAGCACATTGGTCGTCTAGCAGCTGATTCTGGCAAATACGACTTAGGTGTCAATGAAGCTTACCGCTTCCGCTCTAAAGGCGTACGCTCTTTTGTCTTCGATAGAGACAATACCAAAGTCGCTAAGATTAAAATGACTTTAGGTGAATTCGATACTGCAGATAAAGCATTCGAACAAGCCAAAGAAGTCATTAAGCTCTACTTCAATCCGATTCCTGAGAACTACCTCAACATTCAGCGTGACCTAGTATCAGGTAACACGATTGAAGCCTCCGTATTGCCGACATCTGAAATCTCCGATTACGTGACCGGAGAGATTGCTGTCGAAATCACCTACCAGCAGGCAGGTGTTCGTCCTCCGCAACCCCAGAACTTAGTCGTGAAGACTAACCTGAATGGTTTCGAAGGGATTAGTTTAGTTTAAGTAAAGGACAAAACAACATGGCTGTTAAGTATACAATAACCAAATCCGTTACCGAAAACCTGGGTGACTTGTTGGTTGGTGCCGGTTATCCCCGTGCTGACTTGGATAAAGTGACCTTTGGTGCCGTAACGGCTATCGATGAAGACATCGATGGTAGTCACGTTAACACCTCTATCAAGGTAACTGTTAAGAAAGCCCTGGCTGATAAGATTGAATTGACTGGTTTGACTGTTGAAGAGAGTGGTGAAGACAAAATCATCACCCACAAGTTCAACCGTTTGGACTTCTTGAAAGAAATCGGTGTTACTGAGTCTACTCCTGCTATTCGCAACGAAGTATATGGCGAAGTAATGAAAACCGATGAGTTGCTCGACTCTTATCTGCATGGAGAGCATTTAGATCCAGATAGCTTCAATGTGGAAATTAAAGAGACTGCTATCGATTACGCTGATAAATTGGTAGCCGTATTGACTCCTAAAGACGAGTTTGCTAAGGTAGCCGTGCCTTCTAAACTCTACATGGCTCGTAAGTTGATTTTCACTCATCCTGACCGCAAAGACGTACACAAGGTGAAATTCCTCACTGACGTACTGGGTTCTCTTACCAATACTGTAGAGACTACCTTCGAAGGCGTAGATGGCGATTACAACTTGGCCGGTATCAATCCGACCGAATTGAGCAATATCCCGACTCTCTTGCGTGGTTTCTTCAACTACATGTTTAGTGCAGACCACTACGAATTGCGTAAAAACTATCTCCTGGCGCTCTATCCGGATGAAATCAGCGGTCAAGTCAATCCGAAACTCGTGAAAGACAGAGTCGTTACTAAAGAGCAGGGTTACCCCGAAGTAGTCGGTGCTACTCTCTTCCCGAAAGAGACCGATGAAATCGTGGTCTACACTAACGATGTCAGCAAACAAGTGAAACCCTCTAAATCTATCGTAGGTAAAGCTTATAAGATGGTACTGAAGGCTGACTTGGCTGATTATCCGTCTGAAATCGTAGATGGGTTCGGTGCTGGTAAGAAACTGGACTTTACTACTGATGGCTTTACTGCCGAATTGCTTACTCTGGGTTCTGGTGAACAGGCTGTTAAAGCCGTTAAAGTAAGTGGTACCTCTATTATCAATAGAGCCACTGCTGAGACTGCTTTGACTAAAGTAGTGGATAAACTGAAAGAGCTGACCCACTTTGATACTTACGCTGAAGAAAACACCAATAGCTCTAACCCCATCTTCGACAGTAGCTCCATTACCAAAATCTACAGTGTAAAAGCTGAATTCGGTGATTGGGCTAAGGGCCGATTCGGTATCGTAGTAGATTATCCTTCCGATAAAGTAGAAACCACTGAACGTCTCAATGGTTTCAGCGGTATTGAAGGTATCTAAGATTTAGGTAATATTACCTAGATAGAGACTAGAGTAGAGAGAAACCAATCACTCTACTCTAGTATTTTCATTTTTTCGACATTATTAAACAAAAGGAATTGAATAATGGCTGAATTAAAACTCAATATTAACCAGACCAGTAATGAGGCTTTTACCGACCTTCTGGTATACTCTGGTTACCCTCGCCAGTATACCGGTAGTGAGTTCATTGAGGTATTGGAACTGACTGGCGAAGGTACTGACGGTACCACTAAGGTAAAACTGAAGATTAAAGGCGATCTGGCTACCAAACTGGTCGACACCGGTAACATTGGTTACGAAGACAAAGGTGACCACAAGATTGTTGTGCACAAGTATCGTCGTGTAGACTATGCTGCTGTACTGCGTGCTCAATCTGCCAAAATCAAGGAACAGACTTCTCTGCCTTTCCACTATGTAAACGAATTCGGTTACAGCTCCTTTGCCTCCAACAAACTGACTGATATCGGTCAATTGGTAGAGAAGTACAAAGAGACAGTAGGTTTGTCTGCTAAACCGATTAGTGCTACTGGGCAGATTAGTACCTTGACTTTTGGTAGTACCGGTATTAGCTACACTCTGCCAGCAGATGACAAAGCACTCTACAAAAACGAGAATCTACCTATCTGCTACACCATGGTGGTTTCTAAGGTAGATAATCCTGCTTTCTATGCCGTTAGTTTCATTAAACCTTCTATCACCAGAATGAAGCAGAATGAGTTCTACATCCCTGAAACTCGTAACTGGGGCAGCCGCAATGACATGCGTAACCTCTTCGGTGAGAAACAAAACGACGAGTACTTCATGGGCTTGAGTTTTATCAATAACCTGATTAATGAAGGTTTTGGTAAAGAAGAAGGCATTGCTGACTCTATTCAGTCCTTCCGTGAAACGGCTTACGAAGGTGCTCGTAAACAAGTGATTCAAGAGCTCCATCAAGCTTGGAAAGAAGGAGCTGCTCAGTTTACTGATGTAGCCATTAAGTCAGACTTCCAGGTGGATAGTACTAATACCAGTTACGGTAGAACAGAAACCCTGAAGGACTACGAAGTAGCTTACAAAAACCAAGAAGCCATCGAACAAGATGTTGCTGCTCTGTACAAGGTATGTCAATTGAATGCCTTCAGTGGCTACTACTTCAGTAGCGCCCAGGCAGGTCGTGAAAACGAAGCGATGAAGAAGATGGTGGAGAAACTCCATGTCATCAACCCCAAAGTAGGTATCTACCGTTTGGAATCTGATGAAAACTACGTTGGTATCAACCAAGCTAACGCTAATATTCCTAATGGTAACCCTTTCTCTACCGTTTACACCATCGTTCGTCCTCTGGATGATCTCTTAATTGAACTGAAAGATACCCTTTCTAGCGAAGGTGTGGCTAAAGTGACCATTGAGAATGCTTCCGGTAAACAGACTCTGGTAGTGGAAGATGATTCCTTCAAGACCAAAGAGCTGGCTGTCGCTAAAGCTACTGAAATCGTGAAGAAAATCACCAACAACGACACCAATGGTCTGCAGCACATTCTGGATATTAGACAGATTGAAGAAACGGATGGTGACGGGTCTGTAGAAATCTGGGTAGATGCCAAAACTACTGGTGCGGCTAAATACCTGGTTAGTGGTTCTGTACGCATTAACGTACACTACGAACCCACTGAAGTTCGTCCTCAAGGCAACTTGACTGGTTTCGCTAAACCTGAAAACTAATCTTTAATTAGTGAAAATGACTACTCTCTACCTCATTTAGGGGTAGAGAGTAGTATTTTATACTGTATAATGTTATTTAAAGGCTCGTAGAGCGTGTTAGAGAGCGATTAGACCACCAGGTGATACAATCACCTATCTAAGCTGTTAAACTCTCTATAATCGCAAATTTAAGCAGTCTATTAATAGGGCTCTATTTCTGACTAAATTACTGTCTTTATAAGGAAAGTAAAATGTACGGGAATATCAAGATAGATTCCACCTTATCTCAGACCGAGAATCTATACAAGTTATTAGAAGACATTAACATGCCAGAACAGGTGAAAACCGATACAGAATCCTTCTCTGTTCTAGAAGCAGACAAAACCTTTACTATTCATGGTGAAGAAGAACACTTCAATAGTGAAGTACAATTACACTTTAAACCCAATAGCCCTTCTCACTACAAGGAGAAAAAGGCTTATGCCAGTGCTTACTACAATCGCCTACCAGTAGGGTTTAAAGGAGATGAGAACTACACCTATACCTACACTAACCAGTATGGTAGTTTAACTGGAGAGGATAGCGATGTAGAGAAGATTGCTCGATTAGTCAATGAAACGACTAATACCTTATCTCACGATGAGAAATTCAAGTTTATGGTAGAGATACTAGAAGACGAGACTAAAGTGAAAGTGAAAGCTCACCTAGCTTCTCCTTGTTACTTTGGTAGTAAAACCTATAATCTCGTGATGCCTAAAGTCCTCTACGATCCGACTCTAGACTTTAGCATGAAGAATGATGTTGTCAATAACAGCTACTATCGCTTCTCTAACCCAACTAAGTATCAACAGAACCAACAACTAAAAGAGAACGATAGTGTGGCTAACTACCACTTGATTCAAGAGGAAATAACGCTACCGAATGGTGAACAGGTCAAGGTGATTACCAATACTGATTCTCCTACTGAGATTAAAACAGTAGAAGCCTTGATTACTGATATCAAGAACAACTGGTATAACTACCTCTACGCTAAGCAGAATAAAGTCCTCTCTACCAAGAACAGAACCAAGATTGGTAAGCTATTAAGAGATAGGGAGACCACCTATACGGTAGAGAGCACTATCCATGGTACTAATCTACCATTAAGAGGTGGGGTTAACCCTACGGAACAAATAGATGGATTTGTATCGGACTACGTTACCGTAACCATTCGTAATCCTAATCTCAGTACTCCATTCATCATCAAATTCCCTCGATTCCATTTAACCAATCTCTATTGGGAATACATTAAGACATTAGGCTTAGAGCCTTATGTTAAGGATGGTAAATCAGGATTCTTAGTAAGATTACCTTACTTTTTAGCTACTGATGCTCTAGCAGCTGACCCCAGTAATGCTAAGAAGTACGAATTCGTATTCTTCCTCTATAAGGATTCTGTTAATCCCAATAACCAAAACCTATTCGCTATTGGTTTAAATGGTTTACCAGATGACACGGTTAATAACAATATCGCTGAATCGATTATCCTAGCAGGAGAGAATCATTTCCTGTATCCAGCTAACCATAAAGTGAAAGAATTGATTTCTATTGTATCCCACTGGGTACCGCCTGGTAACTTCTCCCATGGTGAAGACAGAATCGATAACTTCACTAATCGTTACATTGGTGCTGAGTACAGTTCACTCTACTATTCTGGTAACCTCTCTATTGCGACTCGCAATTACATTGGTTCGATTGATATTAGAGGTCTCTCTATTGACGATACAGTAGATGCTAGAGATAAGTTCATTGCAGCGATTAGAAGAAAAGACAGTCTACCTAATACCAAAGAGATTCACTTCTGGCCAGGTAGTGTAGAGGTAGTAAATGGTGATTACACCACTAACGTGAAGATTAGCTATCCGAGTGATGAAGTAGACGCTGCTAATAATCCCTTATTCTATCACTTTAGAAACGTGAACTATACCAGACGACAGCCTGGCTATACTGGTCGAGTGATTAGAGTCAGGATAGACCATGTAGACGAAGACATTAGGACTAAACTGGCTAATGAAGGGATTGATGTTAGAGAATTGGATGAAGTACCGACTGTACCTAACACACCAGGTAATTATCCGATTACCATCAGTGCTAAAACTGATTCCTTACTCTATCGTGGTACCAATACCCTGTATGTAATCGTAGCTTAATCTAACAGGAATAGCTCTCTACTGCCCCTAATGAAAGGGCAGTAGAGAGTCTCTTAAATTCACTATGAATTACACCCACCCCTATACCCCTTTTACTAAGGAATGACGACATGAGCATGAGAACCATTGTTTTCTCAGTAGCAGAGAATAAGCTACCTTACCTAATTGGCACTAAAGTGACTTTAACTAATGTAGAAGACATTAAGAAGGAAACCATTATCCCTGTGGGTAATCCTTACATTGTCTCTCAATACGGTGGTAGCCAGCTACTGAAAGCAGAAGAAAACAAGATTACCATTAAGAAAGTCACTAAGGCAGAAGACATCTACAGCATTGAAGCAGAGATGACTTACCTAGGGACTAAGTACAAACTGATTAAAAAAGATTTCACTTACTAAACTAATAGAGGTCTCTACGCAGTGCTTTCGGTCTAGTAAGACCTACAGCGTCTTACGAGACAGTGAGCTATAAATTTGGATTTTTAAATTTATAGGGAGCTATATCATTTACGTGAGTAAATGACAGCGTTACCAGGTCCTACGCTTTAGTGTAGGTTCTGGTATAAGCTATCATCTACGTGATAGTATTCTAATTGGAGTCGAATATCATGTTAGATAGAGAAATGATTCTACCGAACATCTTAAAACACCCTAAGGTATTGAGAGATGATGTACAGCTGATTGACCATGTCAGTCTACTGTTAGATAAAGAATCGGTACTGGAATTGAAGAGAATTCTAAACGAAAATGGAATAGAAACTGATTTTGTTTACACTAAGGCAGACAAGGAGTATACCAGAGAAATCGGTATTACGGTAGCTTACAGTGAGAATAGAATCCATTGCTATCCGTTCTCGAAGGAAGATTGTGAATTAGAAACCTTTTATCGTGACTTGAGTAAACCGCTTTATATCCAGGTAAAAGACCTAGTAGGTGAAGAGATTACCACGATTAAAGGTGAGAAGATTGAATGTCTTTCTATTAAAGAGAGAAAGCTATTTAATCAAATGCATCAATTCTATATTAACAAGGGGGCCGTTTGGAATCAGGGTGAATACATTCCTTTTATCAAGATTAAGCACCCTAATGACCAATCTCAGTTAGAGAAGATTCTGAATATAGATTTGAGTCAATACAAAGAAAAGCTGAAAATCACTGTTATTCGATACATGCGCTTTGGTGAGCTACTGACGTAACTCACCCTCATTGTTTCTGATAAGTGATTCTTTCAGTATAGGACAACCCGTGAATCCTAAGGATTAATTTCAAATGAGTACTTTAAACAAAATTAGCTTAGTCGTGTTAATCGGCTTGCTCTCTGCACTAGGTTATCTCAAGTGGCGCAACAATTCATTGAGCGCTAAGGTAGAGAACCTAAACCAGACAGTAAAAGAGAAACAAGAAACGATTCTTCAACAAGAGCACAACATCACTCAGCTGAAAACTGAGATTCGTGTTAACAATGCTTTAATCGAGGAATACAAGCGTTCTGACGAAAAGCAACAGGTAGAAATACAGGCATTGGAGGAAGCCAATAAAGTCACTGAGAGAAAACTGGTACATGCCCTAGACAAAGAAGGTTGGTCAGAGCAGAAAGTACCCGCTTCAGTACTGGCAGCCTGGTCTTCCAGTAACTAAACCCTACTCTCGTCAGAGAGGGAGTGAGTCAGTGAAACAGACGAACTATTTTCCATTAGGAGGGATAACGTGCGTTACTTAACCGTATTACTTACTGCGGTACTCTTAAGCGCCTGTGCTACCAAACCCAGAGTATTGACCTTTACCCGTTACAAAACTCTGGATTGTCCGGCAGTCAACAGCTGTGATGTACCCAAACACAACATTGTGTACAATAGAGATTTGGCTATGGCCTATAGCGATGCCTTACACCGTGTAGGTCAATGCCGTATTGCCGTTAATACCTTGCGTTCTTGCATTGCTAATAGCAATAAGATTATTGCTGAAGAGAACGCTAAGATTGACGAGCAAATTAAAGAAGCAGGTGGTAAAGTCGAAGAGAGTACTGCTAAAGAGTAATTTACTCTCTAAAAGACTGAGTCTTATCTGTATTTCATGATGTAGCTGCTCTCTCTACTCCTTCAATGGGGTAGAGAGAGTAGACTATATAGTTTTTAACCCAATGGAGTCTTTAACATGTCTAAGGAAAAATACGATTTCACTGAAGTCGTGAATCAAGTAATCAAGAAATTCAAGAAAGAGCCGGTAATTGGTTTACCGGTATTCAGTCCTCGTATCTCTCATGAGGTAGCCAATAAATACTACAACGAGAACGAGCGTTATAAATCCATTAAAATGGACCCCGTATACTTCTTCGAAAAAGTGTACCGTGAGTCTTGTAAGAAGCTGGCTGAGGATAGAAAGCTTATCCCTTTAGCTCAATTAGGTAATCTAGTGGTGGGTGGAGAGGTAAACTGGTTTAACTGCGACCGTTACTTCCCTGCCGAATACAACCAAAACCTCGTCTTCATTCCAGTGAAGATGAAAGAAGACGGTAGCCACGAGCAGATTGAAATCTATAGTAAAACCTATAATACCGAACACAGCATTGCCTTTACTGATTTGGTATTGGTTGAACTCTATGCCATAAACACAGTAGAAGGCGAGTATGGTTTCCTCTGTTTTGATTTAAATGAGGTTCCCTCCAATAACCTGATCCAGGTAGGTGATAGAGACATCAATACTCTAGTAGTCGATGGACAAACCTACGGTTACTTGATGGCTTCTAGCTATATTGATTCTATCGAAGGCTACTTCCGTAAGATGGGTGGTCAGTTCTATCACTTACCGGTATTCACCAAAGGGGAATATCAGCTAAATCACCAGGAGATGAAGAAGATTGCTGAACATGGTTTAGCTTCTATCTACGTTACTCGTAGTGATGTTATTGATACTTATCTATCTGGTAAAGGTGGTGAAGTCACTACCCAACACATCTCTAAGGAAATGGAAGTACTGGAGAATCTGTGTTTGGATACCCATGGTCAGAACGGTAACCCATTAACCGTACGCTACCTGATGGATAGAACGGAGAAAGGGGTATTTGTTTACTTTATCGTATTCAATGCACCGAGTAACAGTGATTCTGTGGTACCTGATTTCGTATTAAGGGATATTTACAAAATCCTGAAAAAAGAAATCACTCAACCCAATCTCTATCACTCCTTACCCTATCTGGTTAACCAGAAGATTGAAGAGATTAAAGCTGTCTTTATCCGGTACAGTAAAGTAAAAGACTTAGTGGGTGGTTCATCACTGAAAGACTTGATCAATTACATTACACCCCAGTACTTGGTAAAAGAGCTATTCCGCTCATTCGGTGCTTTTGGTAATGGTTTGGAATTGATGGTAGGACGTGAGCTATTGATTGGTTTAAATAGTGGTATGGATGCTCGTTTTAAAGACTTTGGTATCCGTTACACCAACCATGTTTACCACACTTTACTTCACGATTTGAAAGATGAAGAACTGGTTGAGCTGAAAGACAAACTGAAGGATAATGGTATCTTCATTCCTGGTATTGTGGATAAAGAGGGTTTCCACCAAGGGCTCATTGCTGGTAAAGTGTTTTATCGTAAAGCCACTAGAGACTTTGTAATGGACATCAATTCACGTTCTGATATGGATTGTGCTGTGGTCTATGTACCTGTACTACTCAATAACGGCAGCTATACGGAATTCAGTAATAAGTTTGGTCACCTACCCTTAGGTTACGTTACCGAGGATTCTGTAGAGGAGACCTACATTACTATTGGTAAGTTTAGTTACCCTATTGTACACTACGGTTTGGAAGAGATTGCTGAAATCACTAACCAGACAGTGAGTAACGAGAAGGTACAAGAAACCGATGGTATTGAAGACTTTGCTGAACTCATTATCGAGGCTGAAGAGAAAGCAGCTAAAGACTTAGCTATCCGTATGGTGAAAGACGATAAAGGGAATTACTACATGAAGACCTGGATTAACCATTCAGGTAAACTCTTGTATCCCAATGTCGTATTCTCCACTAATCCATGATAACTGAGTGAAGACTACTCTCCTTACCCCGTAATAGGGTAAGGAGAGTAGTGGTTCTCTAGCTATTCTTTTTTACTTAGTTGTCACGAGCAGTGGTGTAAGCAGCCAAGTAATCAGTCGTGTCTTCCGCACCACCTGTTTTAGCAGCCGCCAGTGCTTCATTCACGGCACCTACCAAAGTGGTTTTATCGGTAGTCGTCAAGTTATTCAAGTCACCTACTTTAGCTTGGCCTGCTTTCAGTCCCTTGATGTCAGCACCAATTTGTGTAAACACTTGTTTCAGATTTGCCATTGTGTTTTATCCTTTATATTCAGTATTGCATTACTGCAATGCGTTGTTGTAAATTGCCAAGAAGTCAATTTCAGAATTCGGATTAGAATCATCATTGCCATTACTTAGCGGTTCACCTAAACCAGAACTATACGCTTCCAGGTAATCTGCAGGCGTTTCATTCGGATTTAAATCTAAGTCCTCTAAGCTATCTGCGCTAAGAGGCGTAACATGGAGATAGAGATTGATGTCTCGATAAATCGCACCATCAGCGTGAGTAGCCACAATGATGTTATTGCCGCTTTGCTGGTTTAAGAAGTATTCAGTATCCAGTAGGCCTTTGCTCTTCAGTGCTTCTTTAATATCAGTATCACTGAAGATGTAGCTATCATCCACTCCGTCTTTCGTACCGAATACCTCTAGTTTGTTGATAGAGATGACATCATTACCTAGACGGTTCCATCTCACTTTAGTCTTTCTACCATTGATTTCTACATTACCAATGGTATTGGTCCCATCTTCTTCTAAAGTCTCAACATCCGTTAAAGTATACTCGTCAGTCTGGTTGCTTAACAGCCCAGCCGCTACGAGTAAACGACCAAAGTTTTCTTTAGCCGATAAGTCTAGTTTTACTTTCATTGAAAATCACCTTGTTCCGATAATTCAAAAATAAATATTAACATACTAGGCAGTGAAACAAATATAATATACTCTCTATTGCCCACTAAAGAGCAATAGAGAGTATAGAATCAATTTGTATTATTCTAGGTCATGACGTTATTCAGGACCGGTTCTTAGGGACCGAATTATTATTCGGGACCGAAGTAAGACACTTCATCACCTTCCTCTGTTCTGGCATGACCAAACTTACTCATTGAGGTATCTTTACCATTGATGTCCCAGAGCAAGCCTTTATCACTAAACGGGATGATGAAGAACTTGTCTTGTTCAGGTGTATCCCCAACGCCTCTGTGTTTACCTCTACCAAAACACATATAGGTTTTACCATTGTCTTTTACGATATCGACTGCAATTTCTAGTTCAGGTTCACGACCTAAACCTTTACAGTCTTGATAATATCCTAGAGGGGCTACATCACGAGCTAGATACTTAGCACCATTTCGTTTCAATTCCAGTGCTTCCGTACTGAGCTGATGTGGAGAGATAAACAATATCTTCCTACCCATGCAGAAGTTCTTAATTCGTCTAAAGAGCTCCTGTATATCAGTATCCAAACGAGTATTGGTTAAACCTTTCTTACTCAGTAGGGAAACATAGTCAATCAAGCAAGTATGGATTTCGTAGCCTTGAGACTCGTAATCCATCAGTTTGTTGATGACATCTAAGTAAGATACGTTGTTGGGGTCACTATTGATAATCTTTAGAGTATAACCAGTAGACTCGAGTTTCTCTTTAATGTATTTGGCAGCATCAGTAGGGGAGAGCTTCATGAAGTCTTCTTTAGTGACTTTCTTGTTCTCTAGGTTAGCTTGTAGGATAGAGTAGTAGTCTGCTACGACTAAGTCAGCTGAATCCTCGAAGGTAAACAAGACATTTAAAGGTTTCTTGTCATGATTGGTTTGTAGGTTCTTGGGATTATTGAAGATACAAGCAGAAATGAACATGTGTCTGCTCGTTAGAGATTTACCATTACCCATGAGGCCGGCTACTAGGACAAAGTCACCTAAGCGATAACCACCCTGGGTCATTCTGTTCAATCCCTGCCAAGGCATTTTCACTAACTTAGAACCATCAGCTTGTTTTACCTTATTCTCCAATAACTCTCTTACTGCTTCTTCATCACTGATGTCTACCTCGCAAATCAAACCAGGCATGTCATTGCTTTGGTGACTAACCATGTCTGTCAGTCTTTGTAGATTACTGCTTAGGTATTGCTCTACATTGTCAATCTTGTCTTTATTGAACTTCAAATCGAAAGTAATCTTCTCTAGCGTCTCTTGAGCTTTCTTATTCTTTAGATACTTCTCCAATTCGTAACGATAACTCAATACTGTTTTCTTGATGTCTTCTTTTGGTAAGTCGTAAGCAATATTATCCTGGATGGCTTCGAACAGTACATTGTCTTGTCCACAGGCAATCTTGACGTGCTGTAACAAATCGTGGATAGGTAGAGGTACACTTCTATCCATCATGTTGATGATCACGTTTTTCAATTCGTTTAAAGTATTATCGGTACCAGACAAGTCAGCACCGTTAATCTTCAGTCCATTGAGGATATCGTTAATCATGGACTGGGAATAGTTGTCTTCATCGAGTTGAGATTCTCGATATAAAAGAGAAATGGCTTTAGCCAGTAATGCTTTTACATCCATCGTTTTTCTGCCTATCTTTAGATTAAACTTGTTGCTATTTCCATTAGCCTAAATTCTCACTAGTGTATTATGGAAAGAGTTACTATGAATTATCCAGCAATACGTAGGTTTTATTGTTATCTTTAGGCATATTAGTACCTTTCGATACAGGGAAACCGACTATTAATTTTTAAACCACTTCCCGTGACTTTTTCATGGGTTTCAGAAGGACTAAAACGATGGGTTTTCCTAAACTGATCTTTGTTCCTCAGCCGATTATTGAAGACTTGAAAGCCGTTAATGTCGGTGTAGCGGACATTATAGACTATGATAAAGTCAAGAAAGTCCTGTCTCTCGGGGCTTTAAGGACTTTAGTGTGTCTTAATGCAGTAAGCAAAAACGCATTGACACAAATCGATTTTTCTTTTTTACAGGACTTGCCTGCATTTGTAAAATTTGCTCCCCTCCTGAGCGAAGCATTAGATGTACGTCAACCCTGGCTCGAAAATAGTGACTCTAGTGAAGTCGCTAGTTTGTTTTTACCATCAGGTGAAAGCGATTACTCTGTAGATACCTTCACTGCTGACATTAGAGAGGTAGTGAAGAAGGTAATAAGCGGAATCTCCTTGACAGACAAGGAAGTTTCTACTTATGAAAGTATTACTCCATCTAACAATGGACAATACTTTTTTGTATCAGTACCGTTTGCCCTTACTGAAGCATCCAATCAGGAACAAGTTTACCTCTACCATCAGGACTTGGTAAAATCAGTATTGCGTAAATCGGCTGTATTCTATTCTGAAGAATGTATAGTTCAATCTCCTGTACACTCTTTATACTTAGAATCTCTGGTATAACTACAGTCGTAATACTTTCGTTTTGAATTTTTGCACTTTTACGTAAAAGGTTAAAAATATGTTCTTATTCTCCAAAACCCGCAGAGACTTTGGTGGCCCTACCCGTGAGCAACGGATTGGTGATGCCGCTAAAGAAAGCTTTAACTCCATTCGCCTCTCTACCGAAGCTGCCCAGCTGGTCGGCCAAGCTTTCTTGTCTACTGAGTCTCTGTCTGCTCAGCAGCAAAGCGAACTGACCCAAGCCGTTTCTGGCATTCCTGAAGTCACCACTACTTTGGCTGAAAGCCTGCGTCAAGACGAAGACATCGAACTGACTCCTGCTGAAGTGGCCAACATCCAGGAATCCATGATTATCGCCTCTAACCCTGAAGCCTACCTGAAATCTGCAGCTGAGCGTCCTGAAGGCGTAGTGGTACCGGTAATCGGTGGTGAACCTGAAGTTTCTCCGGTTAACCTGGACCTCTCTAAAGAGTCCTTCGAAGTACATGGCATGATGAACACCCTGGCCATGACCGTTTCTTACAACGTAAAAGCTGAGAAGCAGTCTAAAGCCGCCGAATTGTTCTTCCCGACCATTTCTCTGGACTCTACCCAGAACAACTACACCATCGACGTAGCCCTGTCTACCGTATTCACTTCTAAAGAATACGACCTGACTGGCAATGGTGACGTATGGCGTAACCAGAAACACATCATCAAAGCCCTGCGTAATGCCTCTATCCTGAAGTCTAACTTCACCGATATCGTTCCGGTATTCCGTCAAGGCCAAAACGATGACAAATTCGTTGACACTGGTATTCTACCAGTACGCCAAGTGGTTTCTGACTACGGTGAAACCTTCACTACTTCTCTCTTGAAAGTAAATGAAGAAATTCGTATCATCGCTCTGGCACAGACTGACCGCATGATTGGTTTGGGTATGCAGGATGATACTGACCAGATTTCTGGTAACCCCCGTCTGAAAACCCTGGGTCTGAAAGTCGGTAACGACACCGTACTGTTCGAAAACCTCCAGTTCCACCAACAAGCCCAATTCACTTACGCCCCGAACGGCGACCGTGAAGGCATCCAGTTGATTTACAATGTTAACACCCATTTGGTTGACGAAAACACCAAAGGCGTTAAATCTGGTCAACTGCCGACTGAACTGCAAGCTTTGAAAGACAAGAAACTCGAAGCCCTGCTCCAGTTCAACGTAACCGGTACTGGTAACACCGACCTGGGTACTGTTAGCCTGAATGCTGCTAACGTAAAAGTAAAAGCTATCCGCAAAGCCGATACCAAAGAGTTGGTAGACATGACCACTGGTGATGGTGCTGCTCTGGTAACTGCTCTGCAGAAATGCTCTATCGTTGGTTACGAAATCGACGCTACTCGTACCAACAGCAACATCCGCGAACATGGCTTGGTATTGGAAGACCGTGTACAACGTATCATCTACGGTGTACGTCTGCACTCTCCGATTTCTTCTCGCCGTCCGTTCGATGAGAAAACTGAAATCACTGACGCTCAACGCGTAGACAGCCTGATTAAGACTACCTTCGCTCGTCGTACCAATGCAGCCATCACTGCCTTGTACGACATCCTGACCATGTTGAAAGGTATGCCCAAACAGCTGGAAACTGCTGAACCCTTCGCTTACTCTTCTGTAGGTGTAGGTCAGTACTTCGCTAAGAGCTACGTTCGTGACGTTTCTTTGGATGTTCTGGCTACTGTACAATCTCTGCAGTCTAGCGACCGCCTGAACAACGTTTCTTCCGTATTGACCAACTTCCTGTTGGCTGAAGCTACTAAAGCATACACTGCTTCTGAATTGGCTGCAGCTTACGAGTTGACTGATATGGGTGGTTCTGGCTTCCGTCCGCACGTAATCGCTATCGCCGACGTGTTCACCAGCAAATTCATCTTCCGCGAAGGTGATGTTCGTACTCTTGGTAATGGTTTCGACTTTACTCTGGAGGAGTGCTCTGATGACCGCTTGGTAGATGGTGGTAAAGACGGTAGCGTTGGTACCATCTTCATGTCCTTCGGTGTACCGCGTTCTGGCAGCCTGTCTGTACCGCTGTGGTTCGGTAACTGCTTGGATAAACGTGAAATTCCGCGTATCCTTGACCGTGCCCGTGGCAGCAAATACCAACACGAAGTGATGGTACAACCGTGGTTCAGCCACATCTGCCACCTGCCTGTATTGGTTCGCATCGGTGTATTGAACCTGAGCGAAGCTGTACAGAAACGTGTACCGTTCCATGTGGAAAACAAAGTAGTTACTCCCTAATGAGTAGCTACACAGTAACACCGTAAAAGGTAGTTACTTCGTAATCTTGTAAAAGGCTAATCCCTGTAAGACTCTCTACTCCTTCTACCTATTACGGGTAGAGGGAGTAGGAGTTTTATGCTGAGTTTCTAATATATTCTATCGGAATACAACTCTATATTATCAATGTGGTATCGAAATCTAAAAGATTTTAAAATAGCTATTTTTAATTTTTCAGTTCTAAAGGAGGAACCTGAATGGATAATGTTAATATCAATGTAGAATCCATTTTTATTCCTGGTGACTTGAGCTACTACATTGATAACATGAATGTCAGCTTCAGTAGAAACCAGGTAGTTACCTTATTAATGGAAGCAGAGCATGAAGCCTCTCTGGCTGAGAATGCCAGAGTAAAAGAAATAGAAGAGAGGAACAATAAGTTTGCTTACTTCTACCCTTACCAGAACCCCTACACAGCTAAAGAGGAACTGGCTAATCGTGAAGCTAGGGCCCGTGAGAAACATGCTCATTGGTTAAACAATCTCAATGAGATGGACAGCTGTGGTATGTCTACGGACAATATCGATATTAAGACATCGGTATTCAACTTCACGAGAAACCCGATTACGGTATCTCAGCTAAACGGTATCACCACTACCGTAAGCCCTCTATTGGTTACCGGTTACGAAAACAGTAATGGTGAAGAGTTATATCGTTTAGGGTTTCCTAAAAACCACAATATCGCTAAAGGGGTGTATTACCGATACGAGTTCTCTGTTTCTGCCTTGTGTCTCATGAAGACTATAGACCATTACCAGAAGAGAGGATTAAAGCCTAATCACGAATCGATTGAAGGCATGTTATTGGATTACTTCATTAACCGATGGAACGATCCGAGCATTACCATTAAGATTAAAGAGAAAATGAGTAAGCAGATGGCTGACTCGATTAAGAATGACTTCTGTACGGTAGACAGTATTATCAGTCGTTGGTTGGAGAGAGAAACTACTATTCAGCCAGTATTTAGAGATGTGTTCTTTATCTTTATTCCAGAAGGTGAATTTAGAAACAAAACCATATTCGATAAGAATAGTGGTTTAACCATTGCTAATGAAGCCGTATTGAAGAGCAAGAGTTATAATCCGTATAACGAGAATAACGTTATTGCTTCCTCTATTCTGGAGAAGATGAAAACAGAAGATAGCTTGATGCATTTTCATTTCGCCTCTGAAGTAGACATGTGTGTTTACGTACGGTTAGGCAACCAGGTAATCACTAAGCATTCTAGAAAACCTAAGCCAGGTGAGAAACCAGGCATGACCATTATCTTCAATGGTAGAGAGAAATGGTTAAATGACACACCTGAGATTATTGAAATTCCCATTAAAGGGAAGAATAAAGAAGAAAATGAGATAATCGATAAACGATTAGAAGAGGTTGGTATCTTCTACGATATAGACAAAGCCAAAGCTTACATGAGTGATGCTTTCTCTAAATTCAATAGCAATGAAGCGAACATGAAGATAGCCCAGAATAAAGAGAGGGTATCTGAAAACGATTTACAGACTAAGAAGAGTACCAATGAGAAAGATGCTACGATTAAAGACTTCGACTTAAGAGCGAAGATATTAGATATAGAAGCTAAACTGACTGATAGCAAGTACAAGACTATTCGGGAAGTAGTTGGCTTAGGTGGTACAGTGTTAAGTGGAATCATTATCCTAAAGGAGTTGTTTAAGAATAGTGGTAAGAAATCCGCTGCCGCAGGCTTCTCTAAACTAGCTCCAGTAGCAGCTATTAATCCTGTAGTCGCTGCCGGCGTAGGTGTAGTAGGAACAGTCGGGCTCGGGATAATTTTTAAGAAAGAGATAAAATCTATCTTCAGCGCGTTATCTGACTGGTTTTGACCAGTCAGTTCTGTAGGAATTTTACTCAGTATAGGCGATCTGGTAAAGTGACTACAGAACACCCAAAATCTTTTATTCTATTGTAGATTGTAAATCAACGACGAAAAGGAGTGTAAGTTGAACCCAAGATTAATGCAGTTAATTAAAGAAAATACTCCTAAGATCGACCCTAGAGTAGGTGAAGGTCTCGCTTATTATCAGAGCAAAAGTATCCCTGATTTCGTAGACCACCTATTCCGAATGAATTCTATTGCCTTCCCAGAAGGTTTAAAGTATTTAGGTTACGAGAGAGCTTCTCCGATTGAGGGTTATAAAATCCTCACGAAGCCTACCTCTAATTCCGTTCGTAAATACGACATTAACCGCAATGATGTACGTGTCGTAAACTATCTATTCGAATGGGAAGGTAAGATTATTAAGAAAGGGATTTATCTTCCTTTCATCTCTCGGTTTGGTTTCATCCATCTCAATAACGTAAAGTACATCATTACTCCGGTAGTGAGTGATGGTATCGTTACGGTAAAACCCAATTCCATTTTCATTAAACTGATTAAAACCAAACTCTGGTTTGAACGTTTAAACTATCAGTTCCACGTAGATGGAACTCGTGAATACGCCCCTGTGTATTACAGCGATATCCACAATAAGCCATCCGATGGTAATCTGGTTGAGAAGATGGTGAAGATGAAATGTACATTAGTCCATTACCTGGTGTGTAAATTCGGGTTAACTCAAACGCTCAAGATGTTCAACATCAAGAAGTTTGTCATGATGAGCAAAGAGGACTTTGTTAAAGAGCAAAACAATTACCCCAAAGAGAAATGGGTAGTGATTGAGTCTGCAGATAAGAAACCAGCCAGAACCTATCTTTATAAGTTCTACAACCCACAGCAATTCCTCTTCCTAGTCGATAGGAAAGAGTTCGAGAATTCTCCGAGTGCCAAAAGTGTATTCTGTACCATTATGTACGTATTGGATCACTTCACTTCACCCAAACGCATGAATCCCAGCACCATTGATAATACGGATGCTTGGCGCAGCATGATGGGTGAAACGATTCATTCTACCGATGAGCACTATGCCGTGATTAAGGAATTCATCAACAAACACATGCTGTCATTAGACGGCTATGTGGACGATATGGTGAGAAACGATTTCGCCCGTATCGGCTATCCGGCATTTGAAACCTTATACCATTTATTCGTATTCATCATCAACGAGTTTAACCAGATGGTATCCGAAGTTTCTCGTTCATCCGAATCCAATACCGTATACGGTAAGCAGTTACAAGTATTACAATATCTCTTGTTCAACATCACCAAGGCTGTTAATAACAGCTATTACAAATTGGGTAACTTAAAGAATGAACAACTGAGTAATCCGAAGAAACAAATCCGTCCTGACGATATTATTAATTGCTTGGCCATGATTCGTACCGATGAAATCCTGCGTATTAAAGAACACGCTGAGATTATACCGGTAGAAGACCCGACTGATTTGCCTTTATTGAAATTAGGTAGATTAGCGGTATTACAGGAGAAATCCGATAAGATTAGGACTTCTAACACCACATTCGATGTCAATGATCCGAAGAACATTCTACACGAATCCTTGATTGAGACCTCTGGTGCATTGGATATGTCTAAGTCAGACCCATCCGGACGTAACCGCATTAATCCGTATGTAACGCTGTCTGAAGACTTTACCGTGATTCCTAATCCTGAATTGAAAGACAAGATTGATGAAATTGCGTCTTTGCTGTATTCGTAGAATCTAGCCTAATAAGGCTATCTACGAGTGTAACGAGTAAAGCGAGATACGATTCGTTCTAGAATCGTATAGAGCTATATCATTAAAGAGATAGGGAGGTAAACGAGTATTATCTCCTTTTTCTCACTAATTTCGAATCTATAGTGTTCTCTCTAATTAGCTACTAGAGAGTCTTTTCATGAAAGGACCAACGATGAATCATCGCTATTATCTCACTGCTGGGTACCACCAAAGTATCCAGCAGGCTATCCAGCAGTTACTCTGGAGAGGTGCTCAAGAGCGCCCCAATGAGTTTCGTGGTATCATCAGCAATATTCTCATGAACGATCAGCGTTTAAGAGATGAATTACTGGAATCCATCTTTGTTCACTTAGAGTGGGCAGCAGCGAATAACCGCATCAATGTCAATGACCAAAACCAGGTATACGGTTTAATGGAACAACACTTCCATGACTTTATCCCTTATGGTATTTTCAATACGGTATTTGCCCAAATGAATCTGGATTACCAGACTCGTTATGGTGTAGAACAAGATGCTCGTAACTACATCCAGAATCGCCAGAACATGGTGAGAGAGCTATCGTATATCCAGAACAACAATAACAGCAATCTGTATCAGCCTAATCAGGCTAACCGTGGGTATCAGCCATTCCAAGCACAGCAGACCCCATTCGGTCAACAGCCACAGGGTGGTTTTAATGGTAATCCTTACGGTAGTAATCAGTTTGCTCCGCCTCCTGGTAATCCTAGCCTGGGTGGAATGGGTACCAATCCGTATGCTAAGACTGGTAACTATTACGATAACCAAAGCTCTCAATCCGTGCCCTCCTCTGGCATCATGGTAGAAAGCAGCCGTAATAAACCGAGTAGTAACAATACCCCGTTTAGACCTTCTTGGGAACGTGAAAACGAAGAAGTTAAGAAATCGGACACCTTACTGTTCGATGATATTCACTCTTTAGACCAAGACTACTCTTATCAGGAAGGCTACAGCAGTATTGAAGTAGCTTCCCCTGTAGTAGAGTCTAAACCAGAACACCCACTGGGTTCAGTCGCCAATGAAGGCAACCATACCGGTGGTTTAACCCAACATGTCATGAATCCAGGTGATGTGGTAGAAGACGTGTTCTGGTTTGATAATGACCATTCTCTCTGGTCTTACAAACAGCACCAAGACTATTACGCCAAACATGCTCCAGCTCACCTCTACCCCATTGACGAGGAGGCCATTGAGTGGGAAAGCGATTACGGTTACGTGATTCGTAAAGGCGTGAAGTACTTTGTCTTCCGTGCTAACCCGAAACAAAACCTCCTACCAGCCGTAGACCGTCGATTCTATCGTCTGGTATTAAACCTGGATAATGATACCTTCTTGCCGTACTTTACGGTAGAAGAGAAAGAAGAGTACGAAGTTATGGAATATCAAGACCACCTGATTCCTGGTAAACAGGCACCTGAAAACATCTTTGCTACCAAAGTACCGGTACGTGAAGACAATGAGGCTAATCAGTTCAATAAAGTCGTGAAGTCTTTGGAGATGACCGAAGAGGAAATGGCTGAACAGATGAAGCTGATTGAAGAGAGAGGTGATCAGGTAGAAAGCCATATGGCGGTATTCCGTAAAGTATACAGTGATTCCGCTAATGAAGAGTTGATGGTAACCAATATCCTGGCAGGCATCAACAAAGACATGCCAAACGCCAGATTGGTACGAACACTTCATTACTTAACCAATGATGCTTACACCAATAATCAGCAGTACGAACTCTTAAAAGAGATTAAAGGCTGTAAGACGATTGCGGAATTCAAGAGCAATATTTACGACGTGCTGATACGTGCTAAAGAATACGTATTGGCTAATCGTCTCTATCAGTTAGTGGATAAAGCATTCGCTAAGATTCTGGTAGAGCTCGGTATTACCCATGTTACTGTAGACGAAGTCATTGACTGCTACGATGAGGTATACGAGAAATTGATTGTACCGGCTAATGTAGAGTCTCTTTACAGACGTAAAGTCGAGAACATGTTTAAAGTCATGTTCGATAGTCAAGCTGTTCACCTCTTTAATCTGGATACAGATGAACCTAAGACGACCTGCATTCCGAGGAAAGTCTCAGTCGTTTATATTAAACGCTTGCTGAGCGAATTGAATCTATCCCGTCAGCACGGTATTAAAGCCAGCGAATGGCATACTCTGGATAAAGAACATGAAGGTGAGTTATACTACATCCTTCACCAGGTATTCGTCAATCGCTTCCGTAAGCCTGACGAGGAAGGCAGTGATGTTTACGTCATCACTGAAGATGGTGCTTTGATTGAAGCCATTACACCGGATGCTATCGGTGAAGGCATCTTCATTCGCATCAAGTACTAAAACAGATTGTCATTACTCTCCTTCCCTTACTAAGAGGGGAAGGAGAGTAGCACTTACTATCAGTCTGTAATGGTATTCGGGTTTATTCTAACTACTTATTGTCACTAAGCTGTCTATACAGCAATCGCCTATTAGTGCTGGTAGGTAGTTAGATAAACATTTCAATTAACCTAACCAAAAGGAGTGTCATTATCGAAACAGATTTAGAAATACATCAATCATGTATTGCTAATAGGGCAAACTACTCCTTTAGTAATACTGTAGAAATAGGAAATGCTTGCTAGGTACTCTGGATTGCTCTTAGATTGAGTTTGACTCAAAATGGAGTAAGACTATTACCCACCTAGCTGAGCTCAATCTAAGAGCCTTGTAGAGGCCTTAGAAACGATTTCCAAAAATAAAGTAGTTTACAAGTTGTAAAATTTGTAAAAATCGAATCTAAATTAAATAAAAGAGACTCCCTGCCCCTTCGGGGGCAGAGAGCCTTTTTTAGTCTTCTTTTTTGGTATTAGTCTACCGGACCATCAAGAGATAAATCAGAACCAGATTCACCAGAATCGGTATCATCATTACCCTCATTACCTTCTTCACTTTCACCACCTTCTTCGAAGGAGTCTCCTCCTAGGTCAAAGTCATCACCAAAACCATCATCTCCACCTCCAGAATCAGAATCATTAGAGGAATCAGAACCACTATAGTCGTCACCCTCAGTCTTCATCTGGTTGGTTTCCGCTACTGCTTCCACAGTTTTAGCAATGTTCTTAGACTCTTTAAAGAAATCCATAACTGATTTAATGGACTTAATAGCCATTTCACGAATCTCTTTATTCTTCTCAAAGGTCTGCTGACCAGTAGTAGAGATAGTAAAGTACTCCATGATTTCAGCGAAATAATCGTTTTCAATCATCCAGCGTCTCATCATGTCAGCTTTAATGATGTTACCGTACTTCTCAATATACTCACTAGCTCTCTCACCTACGACATCTTCAGGCAAGACTTCTTGAGTTAGGATGTAACCGATAGCCTTATCGATTTTCTCCTCGTACTGGGTCATCTGCTCATTCTTCATCTCGTGGTTATCACTAGCAGGAGCAGGTAGAGTGACCTCTAGAGTTTCAATGAACTTATCGACAATGTAATCGATAATCACATGGACAGAAGTCTTATCCAGAGCTTCAATATCGATTTCTACATCATCACCTGCTGCTTCCTGTACATTTTCCAGCAATACCTTAATGTTAGACTGTACAATCTCCCTTAATTCAGCACGAATGGAGGGAGAGGAATTCATGACAATCTTAATAAAGGTCGTTAAGAAAGGATTGAATCGCTCTTGTTTCTGGAATGAAGTCAGGTTATTAATCGCATTAGCCTGCAGTACCTGGGCAGCAAACTCAGGTTGGAAGGAGTTCTCTACCATTTCAGGAGGCAAACCAATCCCTAAGGTAGTGAACTTCTCTAGTTTATCTGCTGTATCCGAATCCGGTACAGGGATGTCTGCCGTATTACGGGTAACATCTTGCCCTACCTGAGGTACTTTTGGATTATCGGATTCAATGGCAATACGAATATTAGCCTGATTAATCCTATCCTCAATGGTTTGGATATTAGAAGCACCAACAATCAGTCCTGCATTAGAACGGGATTGTAATGCCAATACCTTACCAATCTGGATGGTTTTCTTAGGATCAGGATCATCTTCATCAATCTTTAAGGTCACGACAGTCTCAGGAATAGAATTCATGATACCGGCACGAATCTGGGCTAACATGAATTGGATACGTAGAGAGATCAGTACCTTCATGTTGTCGATTAGGCTTCTACCCATGCCTTTAGCATCGTAATCAAACGCCATGTAAGTCATGAGCTCTTTAGGTACAAAGAGCACTCTGGTTCTTTGTCCTTGTAAAGAGCGGTAGAACATGATGCGATAAGCTTCAGTAGGGTCACCAATGTCGAGATTCTTACCATAGAGACCATTTCTCAATCTCTCTAAGATATCCTTAATAATGGCATTACCATGGATTCTAGAGAGAATCTCTAATTGCCGAGCTTCATCGAGACGGTTAGAGAATCCATCGAACATGGCTCTGCCTTGTTGAATTAAGGAGGAAGCCATGCTCTGTCCGGTAGTACGTAAATTGTAGTTGTTGTGCAATTCACGATAGTAGTTTACCGGTTTAGTCTTAGACAAGGGATTACCGTCTTCGTCATGTAAGGCTAAATAACCAACGTGTTCAGAAGGGGAACCTGGTTTAAAGATAGGGACAATGGATTCTACCGGATACTCGATAATCAGGGGTTCATCCAGATTCTTACGATAAGTTTGCTCATTGGTAGCCAATCGTTTAATCTGGTTACTATCCGGAATACGTCGATATGTATCGTCAATAGACTTAAAGAGCTTGGTTACTAAGTCTCTATCGGTAGCCTTTACATTCGGTTCTACATTCTCAGTAGAGAGACCTACCGCTTTCTTCGCTTCAGTAGAGAGCGACTGATTCTTAGCGTAGGATTGGTGTAGTAGGGAGAGGTCATCTGTTACCTCTATTAGTGTATCCTTTTCGGTATTGGATAGGTTTACATTCCATACCCCTTTTTCAGTAAGAGAGATTTTGTTACTCTCACTGCTGTAATTCGCTACTAAATCAGGAGGAAACTCGTAGGAAACTTGATCAGGTCTCTGTATCTTGGTTTCGTAACGCTGAGTAGGTTTAGTAGAGGTATAAGTATACTCCTGATTGGTGTTACCTACCGTTACGTCTACCGACTCTCTAGAGAGCGTAGCGCCACTACTCTTAGGGGTAGAAAACGCTGTATCGCTATGATACGAAGGCTTACCTAGGAAACCTCTGCTTTCACGCTTGGTTTCATTCAGTTTAGTAGAAATCCCTTTTAGTGATTCGAGAGACAATTGATAAGATTGACTTTCTCGAGAAACAGCATTATCCGGATTGATAAATTCATCCAGAGAAGCTTCAGGGATTACTGCTGTAACATAAGCCCCTTTAGTAAATAGAATGTTATAAAGGATACCGTACAAGCGTTGGTCTAGTTTATAGTCATCGGTAATGTATCGTTTTACTACATCCACCATGTTTTGTCCTACTGACTGAGTAAAGATACCGGCAGGAGGACGATATTGCAATTCTGGTTTTAATAGGTACTTAGGTGACAAGATATAGCTGATTAGGATTTGTGCCCCTCTTTCCAAGTCTGGTAAGAGCTGCATAATCGCTTCATTGTCGTCAATCTCCTGGGCTTTCTCCGATGAGATACCCAAGAGGTAATCGAGATTAGGACTGTAGTCGGATAACTCACCATTGTTTTGGAAAGAATCCGTACTGCGTGAAGTCACTAACTTAGCCATTAAGGAATAGGCTGAGGGGTTTTTAGCTATATCCTCCTCTTTTAGGTCTACCGCCTTATTCTTAAGATAGCTATTAATGCCACCTGTAAACTTGTTTTGTGCCATTTTCTATCCTTTTTTAAAGGTAAAATCAGAAAATCGTATACTACTACACTAGCTAACACATAGCTAGTGTAGTCTTGATAGAGAAAATTAGAATAGGAGTCAGTTTAAACATGCAAGAAAACACGAATAGTCGTTTACCCGAAGACATGTCTACTGAAGCTTTTGACTATTATTTTAAAGTCTATTTAGACAAGGTCATCGGTTTAGTACATACACTGCAGATTAAATCACACAAACAGGCTGAAGATTTAAACGAAACCGTATTAAAGAAAACTGCTAATCTAAGAGCAGTCAATCCTCACGATTATCGGACTTGGAAGTATTATAAAAACTTAGCCGGTGAGTACCATGAAACCGATAAAATGATTCGGGTAATCTCCATGGATACGATTGAGGAAATCGATTTCACTAAAGAGAATTTAGCTTACCACAAGAACACTTACGCCGAATATAGCTACGGAACTCATAAGTACGAAGAGCTGATTGCCAAGTACCCGGACCAGGAACTCTTGATTAAAGGCATCCTGAATCCGTGCAATATTGACGAGGCGATTAGGGCTAAAGACGGAACAATTCTCTCTTACGATAAATCATTCGTAGAGCAAAACGAATACTCTTTAATGGAGCGATTACAAGATTGGGTCTATGGTTATTTTAAACGCTGGTATCAAGGGCAGTATAACCTAGATAACCGTTATTATAATCTTACTTTCATGGGTATTCTTTATACTAAGTTAGTAGACGTGATTCTGGCACTGAGGCTAGAGTCCGTATTCACTAACGAAGCCCACTCTTATCACTATAGAAGATACTTAGCTTCCCATGGTTTCTTGGACTTCTATTTAGACCAGATGTCATTAAAGCAGATTCTTATCTTCTATAAGAATATCCGTTGGGTAGAGAAGAATATTGGTCACCACTTCACTCAGCAGTGGTTGATTAAGAACGTATTAACATTACGTAATCTGCCTTTATCCGAATACAATTTCATTCAAGATGATGCTAATCTCTTAGATGACCCTAAATTAAGGATTACCCCTAAGTTCGAAAAGGTTTCCTTAAACGGACTAGAGTCCATTGACCCTCAAGTCGATACCTTGTCTCTAACTAAGATGTTGGATAAGGAAGATAAAGAAACCTTCTATAACCCAACAGAACGTGGTGATATTGATAACCTGGCTTACGATGATTTAACTCGCTCTAAGAACTCCTTCTTGAAAACCAAAGTACTGGAGTCTAAAGCCATTGATTATAACAATAGCGAACAATTCATTCTGGAAAACGTCTTATTAGACTACTGGATTGAAATGGTAAGACGAGACCTGTATCGGGCTTATGTTATTATTAATCACCCGAAGTCAGGGGAATCTGTTCCTTTAACAGGGTTAAATGCTTTACTCTTGTTTACGGTAGCCGTATTCAAGATGAATAAGATTCAAGATGAGTGTATTCCGGATTACGTGATTGGTTTGGTACCTAGAAAGACTAGGCCCAGTCATGGGGACATTCGTAGAGTCATTCCTGATAACACTCTGGTGTCTAACGAATGGATTGAGTTCTTACGTAAGTCATTTACTCCGATGTCACCGGTGATGACCACCATTGACTTCTACGAACAGGCTAATGCTCAGTTTAAGCTGATTAACAATCTAATAAACTTAGCTAATAAAGACGAACACATTGATGCTCGTTCGTATAAGAATGCTTCTGTTTATCAGCTCTACACGACTCAGGTCGTCTCTTTTAGAAAACCTGGTCTAATGAACTTCCATGACTTCTTACATTCTATTGCTTTCGATACTCGAAACTTCGATGTAGATGATTGGGCTAAAGTAGCAGATGATATCTGGAAGAAAGCCACTGGCTTGTCGAATATCAAAGTGGGTTCTTTGTATAATACCCACAAAGCCATGATTCAGCTCTTAACTAAACTGTCTAGCTACTCTGTGCAGTATATTAAAGAGATTAACGATAAACCGATTTCTGCTACCAACATGATTGGTATCCGTGTCAATAGTGAGAAGAAGAGTAAACTAGACTTAAGGTTTAGAAACAACGATTCTGCTGTACAGATTCTAGATGACGATACCAAAGGTTTAGAAGATGTACACTCTGTTAACGATACCAATGCTGCAGTAAGGGTAAAAGAGTTCGTTAACCATTCCATTATCTCTTTCGATATTGATGTCTCTGTAAAAGACTTAGATGGTAAGAGCCAGATTAGTCTTAGTCGAGATATTCGTACCGGTAGTGCCTGTTTTAGTGTAGGAGATGATTTAGAGGGTATTGACAACCCACTGAATCTACCCAATATCCCTGGTATGCGTTCTTGGTTATTGATGGATAATAAACTAAAACGCAGGATTATTGACCAATTCAATACCGATTTGGTGTGGGATAAAACCTCTCCCAATACTGAAGTACCAAAAGAGCCTATTTCTTGGAATATGTCTAGCAGTGAAATCGATGGTCTAGACTACACTAAAGGTGATGGTACAGATCGAGAATACAGAGCGAAAAAACTCTCTGTAGACGAGACCATGAATGGATTTAAAGGAATTAAACCTTAATGCAAATAGAGACTGGGCTACTTACACCACACTAGGTGTAAGTAGTCTGGTTTTCCTATGATTCCTTAGGATATTACTCTATAACTGAATTAGAGTAATAAATAGATAATTTTATAATGAAGGATTAGACGACATGCCTATTATCCCAAACAAGAGAAGTGCGTTCGAGTCGGTACGCACTCTTATTGGTAACGAGAACCAAGTGACTCGTGAACTTGGTCTTCCGTATACCATGAAAAAGAACTCTACCTTAAATGAGTTGTTTACAGTCAACAACGATGTGGCTCCGCCTTCTAATGTTATCCCGACAATTGGGTACTTCTGTATTGGCATGGGTGGCATCAGTATGCAAAACTGTACTAACAATGCAGACACCTTCCCCTTTCCGAAGATTTATCAGCACAAGGCAGACGACACTGGTTTGTTTAAATTTATTCCCTTCGTGATGCGTGAATTGAATAATGACTTGACGCCTGCTGAGCGTACTAAGTACGCTATTCGTCGTATTGAGGACGTTAAAGGGGTAAAGTACTACACCTATTACTTAAAACGTTTGGACTTGAGTAAAACCCGTGTAGAGACTAAAATCATTCACAAAGCCGATGATGGTACCATCAGTGAAACGGACTATGCACCGACTACCCGTAATCTCAATCCTGTTCCACAGGAATTGTCAGTAGATGAAGAGAACGTATTGAAAGCGACTTATGGTCGTACCATTGCTACTGTTCCGGTTTCTCTTAATAAGAGTGACGTGGAAGAGCTCTACAATGTATTCAATATTCGTTTCGGTGACCCAATGAGAGCCGTGATTACTGAAATCGGTCTGGTATCCGGTGTGGATAAACCTGTAGAGGTTACGACTTCTACTGGCCGCACTCAGTTTACGGAAGTGATTGCAGCACAAATCGCCCACATCAACCGTACGATTCAGTACCTGGCTGCTAACAACAATGGTTTCGATTCCTTGTTCAACGTCGGCATCAACGAGCCGCTTTACAATGTATCGAACAATGCTTTAGTTAGTCCTTAAAGGATAGTGAATGAACCCATTCCCATCTACCAATCATTGGGAATGCTGTTTAATGGCAATCGACCCAGGCAGCAGTTGCTTGGGGGTTGCCATTTATAAACTGAATTTCCATACTCGTGAAATCATCGAGTCCTTTGCATTTACGCTACATGCAAAGGAATCATTTCACTATAGTCGCTACCTAGGGGAAACCTTTGGTGACAAGTACACTCGTTTAATGGCACTAGAGAATGAACTACGGGAACTATTCCAGTATTACAATCCCTCTATTGTCATGTGCGAGTCTCCTTTCTTCAACTCCTTCACCCCTAACGCATATGCGATTTTAACTGAATTAGTCAACCTAATACAAAACACCCTACGTAACTATAATAACCATATTCCTTTCTTTAAAGTAGACCCACCCACTGCTAAAAAAGCAGTAGGGGCCAAAGGCAATGCTAAGAAAGAAGAAATGACCGTAGCGATTGATAAAATAAAACATCAATTAAAACTCGTCAATCCAGTGAATGAACTGGATGAACACTCGATTGATGCTTTAGCCATTGGTTACTTTGGTTATGGTCGTTATGTTACAGGGTACAATTAGAGGAAATCAAAACGGAGTGACTGTATGTCGATTAAAGACATTTTCACTAAAGACTATTACGAAAAGCTGAAGAAGAATCTCAGCCTCAAGAAGAACTACAGGTACTTCCTTTACTTTATTATCCTAATCTTAGTATCCATTGCCTGCTACGAGAAGTTTGTTATTTATCGTTTAGAGGCAGAGATACTCAAGAGGGATTACAGTATTCGTTCTTTAAAAGAACACAACGATAAGTTAAATACGATAATTGAAGAAGGTAGAATGCCTAGTTACTTAGATAAACCAGATTGATTTAACTGAAGAGAACAAACTATGGCTAGAAAACGTTTAGACAGTTTTATCGAGAAAGGTTTAGGCAACATCTCCGATACCCTAGTGTTAGCGGAGAGAAAAGAAACAGATATCGCACTGAACAACCTAGTCACGAACTACTCCAAGATTGCTTCCCGTAACTCCAACTATCCGGATGTTACGGAAGAGACCACGGGTTACGATATTAAACTGATGGTGGCTAATCTGCTGTTTGAAGAAATGGTGGTATTGGTTTACAACTTCATGTCGGATTCTGGAAGAATCGATGAGCATCGTGAGTTTACCAAAGAGTTTAGAAGCTTTAAATTCAAGGTAATGAAGTTTACCATTATTGGTTTAATCTTCGTCTTCTTTGCTGTCATCATCGGTACGGTGGTCATGAGTGCCATGAAAGGTGACATGAACAATAACCCAGTGGTACAGGTGTTTATTGAAATCATTTCTAAGGTTAGTGATATTCTGTTTAGTGAAAAACCGATTATCGAATAAATCTAGAAAAGGGGCTAGGGCTAGTGAGCTCCTAGTCTCTTTTTCTATTCCCTTTTTACTTAAACCAAAAGGACAAGCAGAATGAGTTTATTTAATATTCTGTCTCGTGAAGGCATAGAGACAGGTTTGGAAGATGTAGTCAGCGATACGATTATAGAGAAAGAACACGTAATCGTAGCCAGACTACTCAATTTTGCTCAATTGAAGAAAGCCAATAAGGCAGTAGTGATTGAGCAATACATGGTAAAAGTAGACAAGACCGATAAGAATGCCGGTAGTGGTAGTATTCGTATCCGAAAGGTAACCGATAGAAAAGGTAATGTAATCTACGAAATGACTACCAAGAACAATGTCAAAGACGGTAGAATCGAGACTACTACAGTAGCCAATGAAATGATGTTTAAACAGATGCAGGCTTTGGCTGAGGGTGGTATGCTTAAACACCGTTATTCCTTTAACATTAAAGGAACAGATTTTGTTTGGGAAGTCGATGTGGTACCGGATGGTAGCGGTGGTTATAAGCAATGGTGTCTTTGCGAATGCGAAGTATCCGATTTAGCTACCCAGAAACCAGAACTACCTATCGAAACAGAGGAAGCTTACCTTTCTCCTTCCTTGAACGATAAAGCTGATGAAGAAACCTTCATGGCTAAGAAACGTGAAGTATTAGAGCGTTTCTTTATTCAAGAGAATCCTTTACTGAAAGAGAAGGCTGAATTGACTCAGTTAAAAGGTGAAGATTCTGTAGAGGAAGAGAACAATGAAGAGACTGGTGAAGCGAAAACCGATGAAACCACTACAGGCGAGGAGACGCTGTCTGTGGATAACATTACGGATGAAAAAGAAGTCGCTGATAAGGTAGAAGAGCGAGCTGAACAGATTCTCGAGAAACAAGAACCGGAAAAAGACTCTACTGACGAGAGTGAAGGGAGTGGATCTGGTGAAGAAGGCACAGAACACACTGAAGAAGGTGATGATTCTGGTGAAGAGGATACTGCAGTAGAAGCAGAAGAAGGTAGTGAAGAGACTGAAGTATCTCAAGACTCCTTCCATGACATCTTGTCTCAGTTAGAAGATGAGAAACTCAGTGTTTCTGCTGAAGGCTTCTGGGATAAATACCAAGATGGTATCACTTGGGTCTTGAATGCTTTCCGAAATGGTGAGTCTGCCTATAACAGTAAAGCCAAGATGGTTGGTCTTTTCTTCACTAGCTACGGTGGTGACTACTGGGCTATTGACCCCTATAAGCTTTCTAAGAGTAAAGGGGCTATTGAAAAAGCATTTAATGAACGTTTAGGTGCTCTGGATAAAGTAGCTGACGATGCTAATGCCTTAACTCAGTACATCGAGAAGACCTTCGTTAAGATGTCTAATCCTAAAGACAAATTGAAGAAATTCGTATTCGATATCGGTACCAAGGAAGAATGGGCTAAGATTAAGCAAGATGCTCTATCCATTAGAGAAAGGGTACTTAGTGTCATTCGTAAGCTTGAGAAAGGTGAGATTGGTAACCAGCCTGGTGATGTAGCTGACTTGAATGTAGTAGGTAGAGCAGCTGGTTTCCTTTGGATTACCGCTCAACTTGCTCGTATGTTAGATAAACTGGGTGCCGAAGGTGAATATGCCAATACTGACTTCTCTGGAGAAAGTGTTGTCTTTACTGAGGAAACCATTCAACACATGGTGCAGTTAGGTAATGAGAGCTATACCCCTTCTATTGGTCAAGCGGTTTCTTCTGCTAACCAAATCATTGGGCGTAAAGCTAACTTCGTATTTGATAAGCTAGGTTCTCACGACTTAGACTTTGCTATTGCTGTTCCTCTACAAGAGAAACTCAAACTAGTAACTAAGAACACTCCCGCTAAAGGTTTCTTTAGTTGGTTTAAACGTGAACCGACTAGCTCTTACGTTTTCGTTAAAGATGGTTATACCGGTATTTGTTTAGCCAAAGGTCAGTTCTACGGTTTCCGTAAGTTCAGTGACCGTACTATTTGGCTGGATAGCTTTGTCGCTGAAGCTGACCTCTTTAGGAAAGCTTATAAAGCGGTACTAGAAGACGTGAAGTATTGGAACAAGTACAGAGCTGCTTTCGCTACTAAATGCAAAGAACTGGCTAAGAAGTATACCTTCTCTAAAGATGCTAATCGTATTGCTTACGAATTAGACTACCTGATTCTGGATATTGTACCGAATTTAGGTAAGTATGCTTCTGGTTTAGACTACGTCAATACCGGTACTTTCCCTGCTAATGACAAAACCATGATCATTGAGAACATTGCTGTCCCCAGTGATGATGCACTAAACCAGTTAAGAGAACTTGAGAAAGAAGCTTACGTAGCCTTTAGTCAGTCTATTACCATGCCTCCGGCTGATAGCAGAGTGACTCAATACGAAGACTTCTTCCTCTTCAGTGATTTGATTATGGAAGCATTTGGTGTAAGTAAAGAAGAAGCTTACGCTATGGTGTACCATGGTATTATCAATATTGATGGCCCCACTAACTACTTCTTGACCAATACCAATAATTCCGTATTCACTTTCCTGTACATCTTGACTTGCTTTAGTAAAGTAGCCCACCTGGTTACTTTAGGTGGCAAAGTCTACCATTCTACCCTGTCTGAATTCTACGACATGGTGAATGTGGAAGACAACATTAAGTAAGCAAAATAGAGTCTATTACTCCTACTACCTCTTAGTGGGTAGTAGGAGTAATACTATTATGCTGTTTAAAGAGCCGTAGAGCTCTCTATAGAGCGATTAGAGGTACTGGTGGTACTATCCTAGCCTAATTAGTATAAATCGAATCTAAACGCAATTTAGAGCATTATGGGTATATATTATCAATGTGGAGAACAGAGAGAGTATATTTAAATCCTACTAGACTACTACAGCACCACGAATGCTGTAGTAGTCTGTATTCGTAGGTAGAAAGGAGAAAACTGTTATGTCCAACACCAATAGACCTTGGCATAACCTGGTTGTTGCTAAATCCGCAACCAAAGGTATCAAGCTTAAACCTTTAGGCCTTGTTATCGATGGTAAACGTGTTTTGTTTAGCACAAGTAAACCAGGATACTAATATTTACTCTCTTTCAGAGTAAACTGTTCTAGAACCAAAATAATGTTAAGACTGATTACACTCGATTTCTCCTTGTGTTCAGTCTCTTTATACTAATGAAGACAATTTAAAGAAGGAAACCCAATGAATCTAATGTTTCAAGACATCTTCAGTAAAGTCACTTTAAACCATAAGGAACACATCTTCTTGGTGTATGGTTTAAGCCTACTCGCCTTACACATGGGTGTATTAACAGGGAACACCTTATCCCTATTTGGAGAATTCAAGAAAAAGAAGAGGAAAACCGTCTTCTTTATTCAGTCTATTGCCATTTACACAGCTCTGGATTTAGTGGAGTACTACGCGGTTACCCATTTAGACTACACTAAAGACCAAGTCATTCGTATCCAGATTGCTTCATTACTCCTTTATGTAGTAGTATACATTGGTAGTCTCATTACCATGATAGCCAATTCGAATGTAGGGTATACGTTTATTAAACGCGTAATCGTTATTCCTTTAGGTATGTTTATTGGTACTGTAGGAGTACTATTCTTTACCCATAACCACACTCTAGCGAGTTTCAACTTCTGGGTAACGACTCTATTTCAGAGAGAACACTTTGCTTATAGCTACAATAAACGTATTGTGGATTTTGTCAATTCCTGGCAAGTCTCTGTACAACGAATCAATGGTTTCTGGAATGAAAAGGAAATCAGGGAGCGTTTAACGGATTATAACCACACAATTGGTCGAGCTGAAACAGCCGACGAGTTTCTCCGTTTATTGAAAGCGGAGAAAGAAGAATACATTAGGGAGCACGGTAATGCAGAATGAGTTTTTGTTTTATAGTGCAATATTATTAATAGGTTTAGCGGTGTCTTGTGGTTTGATGTGTTTTGTAATACATCTCACTAACCAGTACGCTGATTTGAATGAAAACGATTGAGGTGAGTATGTCAACACTCATGATTGTAGAATCCCCTAGTAAAGCGAAAACCATTGGTAAATACCTTTACAAGGATGGTATTAAAGTAGTCGCTTCTAAAGGACACGTTAGAGACCTCGATGATAAACTGGGGATGAAGGCTGTAGAGATCGACAATGGTTTCAAAATGCACTTTGTTGACAATGACCGTAATAGAAGAGAGATTGACGAAATCAAGAGGCTGGCTAAGGACTGTGATTTAATCTACTTGGCTACTGACCCCGACCGCGAAGGGGAGGCTATTAGTTGGCATTTGAAGAACATCATTAAGAGCGTGAATAAGGGCGCTACGTTTAAACGAGTAACCTATCACGAAATCAATGAAAAAGCGATTCGTAAGGCCATTGCTAATGCCAGTGAAATTGAGATGGATAAGGTCTATGCTCAGTTTGCTCGTCGCTGTATTGATTACGTATTCGGTCTTAAGTCCAGTAGTATCGCACAGAAAGCTGTAACTACAGGTGTATCTTCAGGTAGAGTACAGTCACCGGCTCTACGGTTACTCACTGAGCGCGAAAGGGAAATTGAAGCCTTTAAACCCATTACCTATTGGTCTATCTCTATTGCTTCGGAAAAGAACGGTATTCGTTTCCCTGCTAGGTTATCGAGAATAGGTAGTGACAAAATCGATAAACAGTCGATTACTGATCTGGAATACAAGGATAAACACTTATCCAGAATCCAGGAATTAATCGATAATAAAGAGAAACTGGTGGTTAAAGATATTAAGACCAGTAAGGTATCTCGTAAACCTAAAGCCCCTTACAAACTGACTACTGTGCAAAGTGATGCCATTAATAAGTTTGGTTGGAGTGCTAAAACGGTAACTGAAACCCTGCAAACTCTATTCGAAGGTAACGGTGGTGAGCATGGGTACATCACTTACCCTAGAACGGATACCACCACTATTTCTAACGAAGGATTAGAAGCTATTCGTCAGTTTGGTAAGGAACACTATCCTGAGTTTCTATCGGATAAACCGATACAATATCTGGTTAAGTCTAAAACTGCTCAAGAAGCACACGAGTGTGTTAGGCCTACCGATATTACCTTTACTCCTGAGAAAGCCAAGTCTGTTCTTTCTGGTAATGACTTGAAACTCTATACCTTAATCTGGCAAAGAACCATGGCTAGCCAACTGAAACCTGCCCTGTTCGATAGTACGAGGATTGAGTTTAACCTCTCTAACGATTACTCTTTTAGAGCTAATGGTAGTGTATTGCTATATAAAGGCTATCTAGAGGTATATCAAGAAGGTAAGGATATCGATTCTGAAGAAGAGGATAACGTTAAGTTACCTGAAATCTTTGGTAACGATAAACTGCTTGTAGTGGACCTTAAGTGCGAAGAGAAACAAACTGTACCACCTGTTCGTTATAACGAAGCTTCTTTAATCAAGGTATTAGAGGAATACGGCATTGGTAGACCTTCTACCTTTGCTAAGATTCCTGAAACCTTGAAGAAGAGAGGCTATATCGAAATAAACCAGAAACGCATTACGGTTACACCACTGGGTAAACGAGTAAATGATTTCATTTCCTCTCACTTCCCAGACTACGTTGATTACCAGTATACAGCTCACCTAGAGGATGGTTTAGATGAGATCGTTAATGGTAAGATAAACTGGGTGGTGTATACCAATGACTTCTGGGGTAACTTCTCCAATACCTTAAAAGAAGTGTCTGCTACCGTTAAAACCACACCTAAAGGTGAAGAGACTGATGAGACTTGTCCACAATGTGGTAAACACAAGTTAGTGAAACTCATTAGTCGCTTTGGTGAGTACCTAAGGTGTAGTGATAAGAATTGTAGTTATAAGAGAAACCTATCTCCTGTAAAAGAGAAAGAGTATCTTGAAAACAAGTCTTGTCCGAAGTGCGGTGGTAGATTAGTGGTGAGTAGCGGTAAGTTTGGTCCTTATACTAGGTGCGAAAACAACCACGGTATTGATAAAGCTACTAAGAAACCTAGAGGTAGCTGTGACTTCTTTGGGAATAAGTTTGGTGATGAAGCCAAAAAGAAACCGAAGGTAGTGCTAGGTAGATGTGCTGTTTGTAGTAAGAATGGTAAAGAAGGTGATATTACTGCCATTGTAGGTAAGTGGGGTAAGCCTTATCTCTATTGTTCTAATAGACAACACTTACATGGTACCGATGGTAAGAAAGGTGCTTTGACTTACGCTGACGCTTCTGAGTTAACTGGAAAAGACATTTCAGTAATCGAAACAGAAGTAGGTAACTTGACTAGTTAAGCTGATAGACGATTGTACTACTCTACCGAATTGTCTCGGTAGAGTAGTATTCTTCACTATGTTTCATTTTTGGACATTACATTAACTTATGAATTGGAATATAGCTAAAACCCTTGCTAGATAAGGGTTTCGTAGCAATTGACATGGTGGAGGTATACTTTGTATACTATTATAATAGGGTCTTTATAAAACCCTCGTAAATACGAGATTATTTCATTTTCAATTTATCGTTAGTTGTTGCTAGATTAAAGGAACCAAAATGTTTAAAACCAATACGAATGTAAAAGCCAGTTACCTTAGGTTAAAGCCAACCGAATATCAACAAACTCTATTAGATGTACTTAGTGAATTGAAAGATGATAGTTTAACGAAAAATGATATAATCGATAGACTTGAGATATACTTACCGCCTAAGGATAAGTTTAGATTACGGTTGTCTAATAAAGAGTACTTAGATAAGCAACCTAAGAAGTATCTATTACGAGTATTGCGTAATTGTATTAAACGTAAGGTAAAAGGGATATCATCACGTAGAGAGAAGACATTGAAGAAACCTGACTTTAAAGACTACTTCAGTGTCTGTCCTGAGTATAGGCATGAAGACTTCTCTAATGGCCATTACCTTAGGCGGGATTATGCCACATTGCCCATTAAGAGAGTTAGAGGTTGGATTGATCCTGAGTGGGTTAGTTATTCTTTAGGTGATAAAGAGGGAGGGGTAGAGTATTTAACTAGATTGTCGACTAAAGAGAGAAGGAACCTTAATATTGCTTTTAATAACATTAAGGATTTGCTCCATTACATCTTCATGTCTTGTAGTTCTGTTCAGGTGATTAGAGTGGATTTCCATCCGAAGGAGTTGTTTAGGCAGGATATTAATCGATTGAATAGAGACTTTAGTAAGTTGCTTTTGTGGTTACATAATCACGATAAGGGATTTGTTGGTTATTACGCTACTCGTGAGTTAGGTAGTGAAGAGGAAGGGATTCATTTGCATTGTTATATATTCTTTAATGGTAAAGTAGTTAAGAACGATATCTTGGTTAGTAAGCAACTTAGGAGTGTTTGGCGTAGGATTAGTAGGGGTGGTAGGAGCTATTTTGGTAACATGAGTAAGGATAAGTATAGTGATGGAGCTGAATGTCTTGGGTTAGTTCGTTATACTGATTTGGCGACTATTGAGAAGTTGGTTGTATTGAGTAAGTATCTGATTAAGGATCTTAGTAATAGGGACTGGTTAGTTGGTTTGAAGCTAAATCCTCGTTCTAGGTTGTTTACTTGTAGCTCTATGTCTGACTTTATGGCTAGATTTAACGACTATTACGATAGATTAGCTTTAGGTGGAGTAGAAACGAAACGTAAGTTCTTAGTGGATTATAGGTGGTTAGATAAAATACAATTGAAGAACGGTCCTCCTTTGTTTTCAGGAGAAGACGGTTTACTAAGAATGAAAAACTACGTAAGGCTGAATCAGCATTACGTAAAAGAAGCCAATTACGTGCCTTTAGACGTACTAGAAAGGCGTGTTACTAACGATGAATATTTCTCTAAACACGGAGAGATGCTAAGTAAACTAGATTGATTCACTACCACAAAGACGAATACTGCTCTACTCCCCGTAATGGAGAGTAGAGTAGCCAGTATTAAATGCTTTTCATTTTAGTCTGATTTCCTATACTCTATTTGATTTTAATAAAAGGAGATTATCCCTTGTACGCCTTAAAACCACAGGTAAAACCATTAAAAGAAGAGTTTAAAGTCTATATTGAGAAAAACCACCAATTAGCTGCTCTCTTTAAACAATCAGACGTGATTACCAATGACATCATTGATGATTCTAAACCCATTGTAATAGCCGATAAATTCAACATCTACTACAAGTACAATCGAGAGATTGAGAATCAAGCACAGCTCACCTTTCTGGAATACATGATTGAAGACAAGGATTACATCAGAATCCTAGAGGAAGCTACTGAAGCCTATTGCTGTAAAAGAACAGAAGGCTTTATGCAAATCTACCCCATGAAAGCCATTATCGTTAGAACCATCTTCTCCTACCTAGAAGTACTGAGTTTCTTAAAAGAGAAAGGTATAGTCGAGTATCACCTCACTACCGATAAAGAGATTGAATCTCTAATCAAGACCCTGATGCGATACGCCTTCTTCGACAAGAGTATTGTACCTGGTGTAGAGTTTAAAAAAGTGAGTATCTTCAGTGAAGCCATGAAGAGTAAGATTATTCGAATCGTTTACTCTCTCTTAACTGAAGCCATGAAAGACCATGCTCATTTAGACTACATTACTGACCTAGACAGAACCGCTCGTTACTGGTATCAAGAAAGAACCGAATCCGGTTTACAAGAAGCCTTAGCCAGAGAGACAGAAATCGATACCATTCGATTAGACGAACTCTTCCCTAATCTAGAAGTCGTTTTACCATGAGTACCGTAAACGTACAAGTCAATCCTTCCTATCTCTGTAACTTTAGGTGTCACTTCTGCTACCTAACTGAAGAGCAATTAAGCAGTAAAGACTTATTGCCTCTTGAGAAGATAGAAGACTACCTGAAAGAGATTACCCAATACAGAGAGATTGACATCATTGACCTATACGGAGGAGAGATCTCCCTACTACCGAAAGGCTACGTAGAAGAGCTCTTACCATTATTGGTTTCTTACTGTAATCGCTTTAATGCCTTAACTAATCTATCCACTATTAGGGATTGGTTCTATTACCCGTTTATCAATCTCTGTATCTCCTACGACTTTGATGCTCGTGAACAACATGATAAAGTGTTTAATAACCTACTAGAATTAGTCAGTAATGACAGAAGCTTTGCCCTTAACCTACTCGTCACACCCCACATTCTCACTTTAGACACCGATGAGATGGCGAAGAAGCTCTCCTTACTCTCTACCTTAGAAGTCGTAGAAGCTAAACCGTATTCCACCAATCAAGCCAATAGCTTTCATTACTCCTTTCTAGACTATCAGGATTTCTTAATCCGTTTCATTGACTCTTGTAGTAAGTACAATGTACCGTGTAATAACCTAGAATTAGTCTACTTAGCCCTAGAGGGAGAAACCCATGACTATACCAGTAGTAATCTATTCATTTCTCCTACTGGCCTAGCCGTATTGGATTTTGACTTAAATGGTAGAGAATACTTTAGACACTTCCCCGATTTCCCCTCTATCCTGAAGTGGGGAGAGAAGGAAGAGGAGAGAATAAAACACTCTTTTTGTGGTTCTTGTAAATACCTAAATAGGTGCTTAACTGAACATTTAGGGGACATCAAGAACTTAGATCATGGCTGCAGTGGTTTATACCACTTGCTAGAGTATTACGAAAACAAAGGAATAAAGAATGACTGAACACCATTCAGAACGACAAAGAACCAAATACCATTGTAAACGCTGTCACTTCGAGTACGAGACTGGTTCTCCTAAACCGAGGTGTCCTCGCTGTCGCTCTCGTCAGCGTACTGAGGTATTCCACGCTCACGCTAATCACCAAGACGATATAGTCGGTATATCCGGTAAACCACTAAGACAACACAGTCTAGGTAGAAGGAATACCTTCCCTAAACCGACTAATCCATTAGAAACCCCTCTTCGTCAATTAGAAGCCCATGTAGGGGGATTGAAACTAGATGTAGAAAATCTGACTACCCAATGCAGTAAGGACAGAAAGATGCTTAATATCCTAACAGTGATTACTGTATTACTCATTGTTTCAGTAATCTACTTATTAGTAAGGTGACAACATGACTAGAGTGAAGAAAGAAAAACGAACTTTAAGGTGCAGTAACTGCTTAAACCAATACCAGAGTATAGCTAGTACCCCTAGGTGCCCTAAGTGTCATTCCCGTAAACACTTAGAAGTCAATAAGCAATTAGAGATGGACATGACTAAACTCGGTGCTAAGACTAAGGAAGAAGCGGAAGAAGCTGCCGAGAAGTACCAGAAGAGAGTAAAAGCAGCAGTAGAGAAACAACAGAGTACTCCAGCTAAACCTTTAGTGAAGTCTACTAAAGAGACGGTTAAGAAGGCTAAGAAGGTAGCCAAAGAGAAACCTCAGGTTAGTGAAACCAAAGAACCAGTAGCTTTAATCTCTTCTACTCAGTCTACCTCTATTACCCCTGAAGTAGAGGAGACATTGCGTAAGCTGGAAGCTGAGATTGCGACAATTAATAGTAAACTCGGGACTATTAGGAAGCAATGGGTACCTAAATCCAATATCGTTACCTTGGATTTCCTGGTATCCGGTCTATTCCTGGCTGTACTCTATCTTCTCTTCTTTAAGTAAAGGTTCACTATGTTGATTAATATCTCTACCCGTCCTCACCCACATATCCAGCACGTAGGTTTGTTTGTCGGTGAGGTAGACGAAACCATCAAGTCTCTCTTGACTTCCTACCTGGTACCCGATACCGATGGCTTGGACATGAAGTCCTTTAATATCGCCCAACAAGTCCTGAAGATGATTCGGGAAAGAAAAGAGGAAGCTGAGCGCTTCGAAAGCGTTATTGAGAGATGGATGGAAAAGTTCAATGCTTTGTCTGATGAAGATAAAGAAACCTATCGTACGGAAGGCTATGTTCCTGGTCTAGAAGTCAAGCCAGTTAGACCTGAGCAATACGATGGTGTCTTGATTGGTGAAGATGTACCCAATTACTTCACCCCTTTCCTAACCAGCCACTTGTGGCGAGAAGGGGTTAAAATCTATTTTAACTGCTTCTACGAACCCATGAAGACGGTAGGTTTTAAAGATACCGATGACCCAGTAATTAAGGAACCGATTGAGGTACCTTCTGGTAATCGAGTACATAAACTCTTCTTACTGAACTACCAAGGCTAAGTTTAAAATCGAGTAATCGTCAGGTTACGAGATAGTTTAAAATCGAGTAATCGTCAGGTTACGAGATAGTTTAAAATCGAGTAATCGTCAGGTTACGAGATAAGTCTAACCATCGAGTAGCTACGTAGCTACGAGATAAGATGTGATAATCTACTCTACTGTACAGGTACAATCGCCTGTACAGTAGAGTATTCTATTTTGCTTTTCATTCTAAGGAGATTAAGAAGATGATTGAAGTATCGATATTCGGTGAAGTGATTACTGAGGAAAACCGTAAAGAGATTTACGAGAGAGAAGACAAAGTCGTCGAACTGATTGGTTCGATTATGTACGCTCGTAAGGAAGAAGAAAAAGTAACTAGCTACGATGATGGTTACTTTAGCTACGATTACAGTGAAGACCAAGAATACGAGCTCTGTTACAATAGCGAAGATGTCTGGGTACAGTGGTGGGAAGAAGATGAGAATGGTGAACCTCACTTGATTCAATTCTCTTTAGGTAATGACCTATTAGAAGTCGCCTGGTTATGGACAGCCAATGCTGACTTTAAAGAGCTCTATTTAGATGCTGAAAGTAGTGACAGTGAACCTCTAGAAGACTAGGAAACTTTCTATAATCTAAATAATTATGCCCCTATATTACTGTAATGAGAAAGGAAGAATCATTTAAGCATTCTTCTGGTATCTGTAGACGTACAGACTACCAAGTGCTGTTACTCTTCTCCTCGTTTAAAGAAAGAAACGAGTTTAACCTAATGTTTAAAAAGGACTAAGATTATGGAAAACAATGAAGTAACCAATCCGTACGGTGCAAATGTAGGTGTATATGGTAGCTTGGCTGAACTAGGCCAAGCCGCCCAGGAAGGTGAGATTGAGGCACCTTCTGAAGCCAAACCGGTTACTGGTCCGGAAATCAGTGAATACGGTACTGTGTTGGAAGTAGATGAAGTACCGCCTCCTGGCTTCAGTACCAAGATTAAACACATCAGAAGCCTCACTCATGTGTTGGTAGAGGATTTCAAACAGAAGTTCTCTAAATGTGTTTACAGTTCAAACGAGCTGCCTGAAGGTGAACCCATTCCTTTCATCCAGCCTAAGGGTAAAGTGGGTCCCACCAAGTTCCCGTTGAGTCTTGACTATTCCTCTATCGAGTTTTACTACGAAGGGGAAGAGCTGGACTTGACTACGCCTCCCTCAGAGCAGATTGAGTATTCTGCACTCAATAACCTCTTGGCTGACTTGCGTGCTAACAAGAAACGCATTCAGGTGCTCAGTGGCTTCAGCTATGCTCGTATTAACGAGCCTCTGCCTGAAGAACCTACTGAGGAAGCTAGTCCTACTCCTGAAGCAGCTCAAGCTAAACCAGTAGTAGAGGCTAAACCTCAACAGCCTCAACCTCAAGCCCAACCCAAGAAACAAAAAGCCAAAGCTGCCGGTATCGTAGTGGACTTGTCCACCGCTACGGATGAAGTAACCATCCGTGTAGCTAAGGGTGTAGTTGTGAAAATCGACTACGTATAAGTTAATCTGGTCCTTGTGAAAAGCCCTTCCCTCCTACTACTCTTTTACAGGGTAGTAGGGGGTAGGATATACTCAAGACTTAATTTTGATTAAGATTACCCTGAATTCTAGACAAGGTAGTCTTAAGGTAGTACTAAACAATAACTCTAGAAAGAATAAGGAACAACCATGTTAGTTATCACTCTAATCAATATCACTGTTAGTGCTTTACTGGTACTCAGTATGGCTGTAATGGACCATTGATTGAATTGTAGTACTTTTAGCTGTAAAGAGCCACACTACTCTACTACCCCATTGCTAGGGTAGTAGAGTAGTGTAATCATGGCTCGGAAAGGAGGTGAGAGGTGTGTCACAGCACCATCAAAAATGGATGGATTTAGCCAATGCTAAAGGTAATGACAGTTGGCAACCGAAGTTACCTGTAGTCAATAGGCTAAGCCCCCATCAACCGGTGAGTTTACTCCATTCCTGTGGAAGAAACATACTGGAGCTACAGAGAAGATACTGTAGTCAATAACAAACTTAAATAGAACATGTTTCTATTAGTGTAGCGCTACGACTAGGGTGCCTCTCAGAGGGTACCCTAGTCTATCTATTAAAACCTTCTTTTTTAGTCTTTGTTCTTAAATCTCTCTATTTTGCTTCTATATTGCGATGAGCACTAAAGGTATACAAACCCTTCAACTTAATGCTGATGGTGCCTTAAACACGCTCTACTAGCCAGGAAATGGTGTTTACAGTTTATTTCCTAGTACTAGACTGTAGTTTTACCTGTAAAAGCTCTTTTTCTATCGCTTTCATGCTACGGCAATGCTCTTCTACTAAACCATTCTCCTTATGGTTTTCAATGTGCTTTCTACAACCATTACAGATTTCGAATAGACTACAGGTAAAGCAGTCTTCCTTCATGGAGTAGATTTCAGCATTATCCGTTAGAGGAGTATAGAACTGATTATGGTAGATTTCATTCTCGTAGCTAATAGGGTACTTTCTATCGTCCCCAAATGAACCACAGGAGTAATAATCACCTGAAGGCTGTAATAAACGAATCCAGCTATCGCAATCTCTTCCATAAGGACAAGTACCCGAATCTCCTGATAAGATGTTAAAGATAGCTTTGGTATTGTACTCCCATTGAGCTAAACCTTGTTTATAGATTTCTAGGTAGATTCGATAAGCCTTAGCTAATAGAAAAGGATTCTCTTGTCTACCGGATAGGTAAACTGGATTGAGTTTACATTCTACACCCATTTCCTTAGCTAGATTAACATGCTCTATTGCTAGGTGTTCGTTCTCATTGGTCATTAGGGAGATGAAATCAGGACGATAGCCTACTCTCTCTAGCATTAAATCCGATACCTTCCAGAACTCCTCTAAGGAATACGGGGTATAATCATGCTTTAGACGAGAGTCATCTAACTGAAATGAAGTAATGATACCGACTCTTCCATGGGTAAAGAGTGGTGTCCACTTATCTGGATTGAGATAGAATGGGTAGAGATTACTGGTTAATGATAGGTGTGCTTTTAATTGATTGGATTCTAGGTACTCGATGATTCTATAGTAATAGGAAATGGGTACCATTAATGGGTCTCCTCCATTGACAATAATGGTGGAGGTATTAGGGTAACGCTTTAAGAAGTTGAAGATATAGTCTAGGTCTAAGAGCTTGTGTTTATCATCCGTAATGTCGGTACTACTACAGAAGGTGCACTTGAAGTTACATTTCTCAGTGGGTTTGATGATTAAACTAATCTCTCTATCACTCGGACTAATAGCTTTAGTAGCTGGGTAGATTGGAATGGTTTTCATTATAAAAGGTATTCTCTCTAGTGAGTATCAAACTCACTAGAGAGGGTATACTAAAATAGTTTTAGATAGAAGGGATTGGTTAAGAGTAGATTCACTAGGTGCTGATTAATACCCATTACTGGTGCACTAATCGCTAACCAAGAGCGCTCTACTGGTTTAGGATTCTTGCAGTATTCCAGGAATGAAGGAATATCACTGAAGTCCTGATTGGTATACACAGACCAGTATTCTTTCTCACCTTCCCTATCTCCTCCTGTATCTACAGACAATCGACTAACAATAGCAATCACCTGTTTGATGTTTTCAGGAGTAAACTCGAAGGCATTATCCAATACACCACTGATTAACTCAATCTCTTTTTCATTAATCTTATTGGTGTAATCGACTTCAAAGAGGATAGAACGAACATCTTCTAAGAAGACAAACTCTCGAATACCAATGATGTATTCTACTAGCTCTTCTTCATTACCGGTTTTTAGGTAATCGACTAGGGTGAATTCGAATGGTTTATCGATTAATTCACTTCTAGGGGTTCTGTCTACTAAGGAGAGGATTTCCTCTCTTTTCATCAGTTCTTCTGTAAAAGGCTTACTGTAACAGAACTGGAGGAAGTAGATGTAGAAGTGAATAACATGGTAGAGATACCAGTACAAGTCATCGGAGATATCGTTTAGGTAGTAGCTAAAGCTATTTAAACGAAGGGTCACGAAGTCTTTATACGGGAGGTAGAAGTTAATCGATTCCTCTTTCTCTAACAGGTATTCTAGTGCTTTAATTGGGTCTTTTAGCTCTTCTTCACTCAGTGTTGCTTGAAGGTTATCGTTTAGATAGATATCCTTGAAGTAATCAGGATAGATATTAACCCCATCTTTCAAGTAAAACATCACTCGCTCCTTCTAGCCATTTGGGTGCACCTTTACCTAATACCACACTGATAAAGAGCTTAATTAAACCATGATTGTAAGTATACTGGTCTACCCAATCCACATCAATCGAATCGCTCTTATAGAGCTTAATTCTATTTACTAGAGACCGGTAACTGAAGTTAGTATCCAGTAGAGACTCTAGATTATTATCATTGGGATAGTGATTCCTTACTAGGCGATTCACGTGTTTCTTCACCAAAGGTTTCTTATTCCTTAGGGTGAAACGAATATTCTTACCCGTGATTAGAGAACGTAAAACCGTATCGAAGGTTAAATCATCAATGCCATGTCTTAGGTTCTGGTATTCTACTCCGTACTTCTTACTCTCAATGGAGATTTCTTTCAATACGACTTGACGTCTTAATTCGGTTAAGATACGAGAATCGTAAATGGAGAAGAGAATAGGGTAGAGAATATCATCTAAGTCAGCACTATCTCCTATCTTGTTACTGGCTCTTAAGAGCAAGAGCAATTCTAGAGGTAGGTGGTCTATAAGGAAATCTCGATTCTCTTGAGATAAATCGAGCTTCTCTTTAATCCTTTTAATGGATTTAAGGATAGTATCAGTTACCTGATAGTGACTGATTTCCTCTTTTAAGAGCTCGACTTCCTCGGCAATGGTATTAAAGAGTCTTTGCTTAGCTATATTGGAGTCTAAGTAAGAGTCTTTTAGATTATCGATATAAAGCTTAAGATAAGTCTTTAAATCATCATCGGTGCATTGGTTAAACCAGATAGTAAAGACCAAACCTACTAAGAGTAAGTGGTCTTCAGCATCTAGGTAAAAGACGGTTTCAGTTAGTCTTTCTCGGATGAAGGAGAAGAAGAGATTGAAGTCTCCATTGTACTTCTCATTCACGTAGCTCTCTAAACCGTCTTTATAGGCAAAGCTAAAGCCTGATTTACCTGCTGCACCGAAGTAATATCGGTCAGTGAAGAGTATAGCCTCTTTGTCACTCTGGAAGTAACGATTGAGGCCTAACTCTACTTTGTTTAATTTCAACATGTCTCTAATCTACCTCTTCTAAATAATGATTTTTAGAAAGTATTTCGAATAGGTTTTGGTTAAACCACACTTTTTCTTTAAACTGATTCTTAAAGAAGTAGTAGGTGTTATCTAAAGAGAATCTCTCTTTTACAGATGGGGTATTCTCGATATGGTCAATGAGGTAATAAACCAAATCACGATTCTTGATTAAACCGTAAGCAATACGGCTAATCTGGTGTTGACCTTGAGAATCGTCTACCTGAATGATGTTCTTAGTAGAGAGAGCCGTGATATCTGCGTCTACCCTAAACGAATAGATGGCTAAAGGGATAGACTTGATAAAACGAATCACGCCTAAGAGATTAGAGTGATTCTCTTCAGTAGAGAGATACTGGTCTATATAAGCCTGGTATACCTCTTTGTCTCTAAAGAGGGTATGTTCTAGGTTAATGGGTACCAAATGTTCATCTACTGGGGTACTAATCCCTACTGCAAACTGAACCAAGTAGAAATAGGTTAACATCATCTGTCGAGTATAGTGAGATTTACTGCTCTCGACTAAAGCCTTCAGTAGGTTTACCTTATTCTCTAATTGGTTTTCACCACTCTCCTCTACATCAATATAGAATAGCTCAGGTTTCAGGTTAGCAATTACAGTAAGAATCTTAACGGCTTTACTCTCTGTAATCTCTTTGGGATAATACCAAACTGGAGTGAATTTGTTTTTCACAATCGCTTTGATTAAGTCAGGAGAAGAGATAGAATCGATTCTCACTGCAAAGGCTTTATCACTACCTAATTGAGCTAAGAGGTCTAGATAAGCTTTTTCAGCAATCACGAACTCTAACATCTTCCTGTTCTTCTCATTCACCTTACTAAGACTTCTGGTGTCTTCCTCAGTAAGAGGATAGTACTTAATGGTACCTTGAGACTCAATTCTTAGATGGTTATCTTCTATTGTCTTGGCAATACTCTCATCCTTAGTAAAGCTGTTTTCCAATAGCTTAATAAGGAAATCTCTGTCTTCTACTAGATTAATCGTATTCATTTTAACGTGTCGACCTGTGTTTACAAGAATTGTGGGTATGGCAACTGGAGTGGCAATAAGTGGTACTGAACACGACTTTATCGTCTCCACCAATGTTATCGAATACTTCCATTAAGTCTTCGTATAACTTATCCATAAACTCTTGACAGTTCTCTTGGGAAATCACCTGTCCTTTTAGTTCCGATTCTTGTAAAGCTTCACGAACGATGTTCTCTTTAATGTAAGAGTCGTTCATGATAGCCGGAATCTCAATGGTACCCGCTCTGACGTTATTACCACCGATTTGCTGACCAACGTTAATGGTAATCTTACGAATACGAGATAACTTGTTTACTGATTCGTTTAATGCTTCTACAGCATTACGAATAGAAACGATATTGTCGTCAATAAACTCCTGAGCTTTAGGTTCAATGGGAGAAGCAGTGGTATTGATAGAAGCCAATACCACATCAATAGCTGCCTGCATGATACCAAACTGACCACCAGCTACGGGTTCACCCATCTTCTCTTGTAATTCGGGGTTTAGAGCATCGAAAGCATTAAGACCAGCTGGTTTGGGGTCTTTATCGAGGTTGTATTGGAAACCTTTACTAAACTTCAACCAACTATTAATCCGTTTGGCTACACGGGTATTGTAGGTATCCAAGAAGTCTTTAGTCTTCACTAACTGACCTTGGTAGTTCAAGTCTTCTGGATAATGGTGTAAATCCGTTAGCGCTTCAATTTCAGCTTTTCTCTGTTTTAATGCTTGTAACCATTTGTTGTGGTAAGCATCGCTAGTAGTGGCTTCAGGTGGATTACCTAGAGTATCACCCGTGCGAGGTGAAACACCGTATGGCATGGGGTTAGTCCAAATACCCCAACGACCTACTTGGTTAAACACGTTACGTGCATCCCACATGCCGTTTAATGCATTGTGGGCTCTTTCCAAGTAATTGGTAGTCCATTCATCGAAACTGAATACCCCACCATCGTTATACTCTTGCAATACTCTACGGTAGTTTTCAGTAGCTGTTTTATAACGACCACCATCACCTCGCATGACCATCACTGGTTTCTTATAGTACTCGTTGTTGATAACGCTTCTGGCTACCTCTTCAGCACTATTGAACCCAACACCGGTTTTTCTTCCACTGATGTAGATATCGATAATAACAGGGAGACGACCATGGTTCCCTGCCAGTCCTTCTTGGAACCAGGCTTCAGCAAACCACTTATCGAATTCGTTACACCTGTTAATAATACTGGTACAAATACCAATACGTCTTTCAATCTCAGCTCTCTGCCAGAGATTACCCATGTCTTCATTGACAATGGTATTGATAAGCGCTTGGATTTTGCCGATGTACCACGTTTGTTCATCGTGGGTAGTCGGGTTAAATCTAAAGAAATTAGAACCATTGATGTAGTTGTATTTCTTATCAGCGTTATCGGTTACCTTATTGTCTAATACCACTTCATTGACTAATGCTTTTAGACCAGCATCTTCAAAATCAGTTGGAAACTGAATAGGCATTTCAATCACTCCTTAGGTTTTATTAATCAATTCTCGAATCAATCTTTTAGGGGTAGTACAACCGGTTTCATCCCAGTGTTGTTTATAGCAACCACCCCCGCAATAATCCAATAAGTCACACTTATAACAGGTGTCAGGTAGCACGGTTTCCTGGTGTATCTGGAAGATTCTCTTAGGGGAATTGTGTAATTTCTCGATAGAGTCATCTACCGTACCGAATATCGCTGTAGGGGCTTCATTAGGACAACTCGATACTGTACCATTGGCATTAATGGTATAGAGATTGGTTTCACATTGCCTAAAATAAGTCCCACTATCCATCTGTTTCTTTTCTATTTTGATGTAGATGTCCTCTAGTACATCAATCACGATTTCTTTTCTTAGATTGTGTTTCTCTACGTATTCGTGTAACTGATAGAAGTAATCCCTAACCTCTTTATTAGTCGGTACAATAGCTGGATTCTTTTTAGCGCTCCCATGTACGGTTAACTTAGAGATATCCATGTACTTAATGTTGTTCTTGAAAATGACTTCATTAAAGTACCGATCAATACCGAAATGGATAAAGGGTTTAGTCAATACGGTATTGATTTTAATAAACATGGGGTTTTGGGTGATATCCTGAATAGTCTTGATATTGGATTCCCAGAGCTTTAATTGCTCTTCTGTTTGAAATCTCCCTACCATATCCCAGCTGGTCATGATACCAGATAGTCTTTTTGTAATGAATTCCAATCTATCTGGTGTAAGCTTGTAGACTAAGTTAGTAGAAGCAGATAAGTCTGTCTCTCTATCTAGAGAATAGACAAAGTCAGCGACGCTGTTTAAGTCTTCCATTTTACAGATAAAGGGCTCACCACCATGTAAGGCGACGACAAACATCTCGTCTTTAGGTAGCTCTCTATCGAGTTTAGCTAACCAATTCTTGACTTTTTCTATATTCCAGAATACCTTTGCTCCTTGAGAGCCACTGGTAAAACAGTGAGGGCAATCTAGATTACAGGTCTCTGTGGTCTTGATGTAAATGTTTTTCATTAGAGAGGCTTTCCTCTAGTACAATATAAATACCCCTACTCTACTCTGGTATTGAGCCAGAGTAGAGTAGAAGAGTGTTCAGATTTATTTACCTCTTACGATTTCATCGGAGGACAACATCCTACCAGGAGCAAAATAGAGAGTGAGATTATTCAATCCCTGGTAGTTTACCCCTGGTTTAGGGTTAGGGATTTCTCTTTCTCCATTGATAATCTTAATTAATTCTTTGTAGATATCATTAAAGAGATTAGTAACATTGGCTTCGGTAATGTCTTCACCTACCCTATAGAATTCCTTATAGAGCTCAGGAAAAGCCCAGTCTAAGGTAAGTAGTCGATAGACTTCGAATAAACCTAAGTCTTGTGTTGCGCCACCTGGTGGCTGGTAGATAATCCTAACATTGAATTTACGAATACGAGAAAGCATGGTAATGGAGCTATCTAGAGCTTTCATGACATTCTTAATCGAAGGTTCGTTATTGTCAATATAGTATTGGGATTTCACTTCATCTGGATTAATAGTGTTCTTTAGAGCCTCTGGTATAATGGCAGTAGCAGCCTGCATGATACCAAAGTCCCCATCTACCGGATTATCTAGATGTAGTTTAATCTTATCTAAAATAGCTTTATAAGCAGGTATCTCCCAAGCTGAAGGTTTCACACTAGGTGCGGCATCATTGAAGAGGAAGCCAGTAGATTGCTTAAATAAGCTATTGAGCTTATCAGCTACTAAGGTATTGTAAGCATCAGCGAAAGACTGAATAGTTAAGTCTTTACCGACTAGGTCTACCCTATCTTTAGGGGTATAGATTTCTACCTCTCCTTCAGGGATGTAGTTAAATCTACCTAGCTTAGGCCAACGAGTAGGTGAGTAGAGGCGAGCATCCCAAATCATTGCGTTCTTAATTGCATGTAGCTCTAACTTACGCTTATTCAGTAGGGCTTGCTGAGTGGAGAGTTCTGTTCCAGATAGATTACTACTCAATTCAGTATTCATGCTATCGATGGCTTTATAGAATGCTTCCCATTCCTTGTAATCTACTGGGTTGAAGTTAAACCACTTCTCCAAATGGAAGTTCTTGAAAGTAGTGGTGATACCAGTACGAAAACTGATGTCGTATTGATAGAAGTCAGCAGGATAAACCTCTGGGTCGTATCGAGTACCTAGAAATCCTCCCCTAATTGCATTCCTAAGGTCCTGTAGCTCTTGTTGTCTTTGGGGTAATAGCTTACCTAGTAGTACCTTATTAGTGCCATCAGCTACTATTTTATTCTGCCGGATATCTGCCATGAATCTCTGAATATCGTCTAGATAACTAATGGCTTCAACATCGGTATAAGGTGGGTTTCTATACCAAGGCTGGTAACACCAGTTTCCTGCTGGTTTAAAGTCAGTAGCACCCTGGCCATTCAATAAGGCAAATAGCTCCTTCTTCTCACGGTGATCGGAAACACTATTGAAATAGCCAGGGGTGTTTAGATTATTAATTCGACCTACAGGTACATTGGTTTTAACATTAGGATAGATGTCTTTATTGTATAGCTTAAGCTTATCGAATGTAGACTGTAGTGCTCTTTTGGGGTAAGGGACTGCAGTATCGCTCATTTGCATTTTCCTTTTATTAGAAATAGGGTTAGTCTACTCGTACTACCAGATAGGTAGTACGAGTAGCTATACTCATTTATCTATTACATTCTACCACGAGTAATATCACTCTCTGGAATATTCGCTGCTCCAGTAGCAAAGTAGGTCTCTAAGTTATTGATGTCTTTATCCGTACCTTGAGGATTAGGGTCATCTAGTTCACCATTGATAATGGAGACTAACTTAGTATAGAGGTCATTGAAGAGCTTAACGATGTTCTCTTCCGTAATGTCCTCACCTACACGGTAGAACTCTTTATAAACGTCTTCTACAGACCAAAACTCAGGTTTTAGAATACGATAAACCTCGTATTCTCCGTAGTAGGTATTACTACCGTTACTGGAACGAAAATAGATTTTCTGTTTATGCTTACGGACACGAGAAAGTAAACGGATGTTTTCAGCTAAGGCATACATCACGTTCTTCATGGAAGCGATATGGTTAGTAACATAATCGGCTGCTTTAGGTTCATCTGGATTAGTGGCAGAAAGTATCTGTTTTACTGTTACTTCTGGGGCAGCAGTCATGATACCGAAATCACTGTCTAGAGCATAGTCTAGATTCTTAATGATTTTCTCGATATTGGCCTGCTTAGCTGGGTCTTTGGCTACTAAGGTATCCCAGTCAGTCCAATGGGAATCCCAATCACCTCTATAAGCTTCATTATAAATCCAATCTCTGGATTGCTTGAAAATCACGTTGATTTTATCACTCACTAGAGCTTTATAAGCATCGATTAGAGACTGAGGAGTGAGATCTTTACCTCTTAGACTAAAAGTAGTTTTAGCTTGAGTAGGATCGTAGATTTGGACTTCTGAAAAAGCATTTCTTCTACAGTAGTGACGTGATATCTCTGGCCACCTTTCTGGTTTATAAAGAGCAGGACGCAGAATGATGATTTCTTTTATCTTCTCCAACTCTTTCTTTCTCTTATCCAAAATGACAATTTCTCTATCTATATCGCTTTCGCTATAATCAGCAAAGTTACCATTATCTTTATAGTCATTCAGTATACCAACCCACTTACCTGTCTTAGCGATAAAGAAATTGACTTCTTCCATGGTAGAAGGATTACGTTTAAACCAGTCTTCTACATGGAAATCACGATAGCTAGTGGAGATATCTAGACGATAGTCATTATCGTAAACCAAGAAATTAAATGGCAGAACATCGGTTAAGCAATAGTCATCGTAACGTGAAGAGGCATAATAGAGATAGAAAATGAAGTCGTTTAAAATGGTCTTTCTCTTAGTCAGGTAGTTACCTAGAAACAGCTTTACATCACTTGGTATAGTAGCTTGATTATTAGCTACATCCTTTTCGTATTTCTCTATTTCAGCTAAATACTCCTTAGATGCTTCGCTGGTTTCTGGTATCTCGTAAAACCATTTCTCTTTATGGGCTTTTTTGAATATCTTATCTTCGTTACCAGGTACTTGTAAGAATTCGTGGAGAGACCGATACATATCCCTAAATTCAGTTGGGTGAGATAAATAGTTTACCGTACTGAAGCTTGACTGTTGTGTCTTTATTAGGTTACCTTTAATCTCGTAAGGTAATCCTGGTTTGTAGTTATCTGGATCGTATAGTTTCTTGCTATTTAGGTTGTAGATAAGAGATAATTCGTTCATCCTCTTATTCAGTAGAGAGATACTATCTTTCCACCGTATAGGGTCTTTATTCAATTCTGTCATCAAGCTATGTGCTTTAGACATGTATCCGTCTGGTTGACCATGAATGATATCGTAAATGGTTTTCTTTACCCCATTTACTACTTTCTCCCTAGGGGTATCTTTAAACCACTCCTCTTCGTGGAAGTTGTTGTATATCTCAGGTATCTTAGCCAGCTCTTCTTTAGAACGATAGTGACCACCGTATACAGGATAAGTAGGTTCCTCTGGGGGCATGGTTTCGGTATATGGACCATACCTCGTAACACTGCTATTTCGTTTCTTGTACATCTCTCTCATTTTGTCCACAGTTTCCTGTGTGGCTATATTGGGTAATGGTGGAAATGAATCAGCCATTATACAAACTCCTTTATATACTCAGTACAGCCTAAAGAGGACTGTACTGAGTATAGTAAAAATGTTCACTTAATTGTCTTTAATTAAGTCTAAAATCAATTGTTTTGGAGTCGGACAACCCGTGTCATCCCAATGTAATTTATAACATCCTCCGCCACAATACTCAAGTAAGTCACATGAATAACATTCGTCATTCAGGACGACTTCTTTGTGTATCTGTATCATGCGTCTGGGGGAATGGTGGATCTTATCCATATCCTGGCTGATGTTACCGTAATGGACATTGGGTGCATCATTAGGACAGCCACTGACTGTACCGTCTGCATTGACGGTATAAATAGACTCCTCACAGTGCCTAGAATACATACCCTGATTACTTAAGCGTTTCTCTACCTTATCGTAGATGTCACGTAAACAGTCTATCTGGTATTTATCCCTTAGGTTGTTATCCGTAATGTAACGATGTAAGGAATAGATGAAATCATTAGCATCCTTGTTAGAAGGAATGATTTCTTTAGAGTTTACCTTAGCAGAACCATGAGGAGTAATCTTCTCAATCGTGAAGTACCGAATATTGTTCTTGTCGATGACTTCTTTAATATAACGCTCTACACCGAATTGAATCAATTCCTTAGAGAGCACGGTGTGTACCCTAACGAACTCTGGATCACTGCTTATCCTTAATAAGGTAGCAATGTTCTTCTCCCAGAGGGCTAATTGTTCAGGTGTTTGAAATCTACCGGTAATATCCCAACTAGTTGCTACACCACGAATATACTTTTTAATAAAGTCTAGTCGCTCGTCAGTGAGCTTATAGACTAAGTTAGTAGAGATAGTCAATTCTACCTCTCTATCGAAGGTATAGACGTGCTCAGCCACATCAATTAGGTCTTTCATCTTACAGATGAAAGGTTCTCCTCCATGTAGAGCGATATTGAAGCTCTCTTCTTTAGGTTGATAATCGTTAAGATTACTTAACCACTTCTTTACCTTCTCTACATTCCAAAATATTTTTCTTCCATTAGAACCTGAAGTGAAACAATGCGGGCAATCTAGATTGCAGGTTTCAGTCGTCTTCAGGTAAATCATCTTATCCGACATGTTTAGCGAATAGCTCCCTTACGTGTTCGTTGTCTACTAAGTAATCGTCTTCTATACCAATAGAGAGCATATCTGTTTTACCATGGTATTCTAGTTCATGAATGACGCCTGGTAGCATTACGATGACGCTTCCTTTCCTAAAAGGAATACGAACTTCTCTTTCTTTGGTATAGGGATTACTGAAATGGGCTACCTTATAATCCTCTTCTGTTTCTGTAACAATAGGGATCATTAGGGTAAGCATGGGGTCTGTATGGGGTGGAAAAGAGATACTCTTTTCATTACCATAGAAACCATGAATGGTTAAGGATTGAAGGAAACGTTCATGACTAGTAAGAATACTGGGGTGGGTAACTAGACCACCTAAGATATTCTTCACTTCATCAGTGTAATCATTAGCTAAAACCGGTAATCTTCTTAATAGAAAACGAATACTTTTAGCTATGTCTTCGGTTAGAGGATAATGAAACTTCTCGAGTTTATTGACTTTAGTAATAGAGTGTTTATCTGTAATGGATTCAGTTAACTCTTCACTAGAGGTGATTTCATTATAGCCCTCTTTGTTAATTCTAAAGAATACCCCTTCATTAGGCTGAAATACTCGTTTGTGTTCAGCAGTAGTCGCAAAGGACAATAGGTTATAACGATTGAAATTACTTAATCGCTTATTGATAATGTTTTCCCAGTGATAGCTTAAAGAGATATTGTTCGATTCTAGTGCTTCTTTAGCCACATCCTTAGCAACTACCTCTACTCCTTCTTTGGTGTTCATGACTACGTATAGCATGTCTGTCTCTCCTATTGAGTAAAAATTCAAAGTAATCCAGATACTCTTTATATAAACCTGATAAAATACCCTCCCTCTACTACCTTTTCGTTAGTTCGCCTGATAAATCAGTCTCACTCACTACCGTTAGAAAAGGCAATGACTCTACCTACTACCTCATCTAGGGGTAGTAGGTAGAGAAGTTACCTCTAAGGAGATAGTAGAGAGAAAGTAATAGTTTGGTATTACTGCCCTCGATAGACGGCAGTGGTAATCTATTACTACTGCCACCTTGGTGGCGGTACAATAGATTCTTTCAGTTTACCGGTATTGGTATCAAACAGACGGTTAGTCAGTGTAGTGATACTGCTGTCGATTAAGTCTTTCAATTGTTTTACTGCCTTAGCAGTAGCAATCTTAGTCTCATCATCTACAGTCAGTTCAGAAGTCATGTCCTTACGGTAATTGGAGACTTGAATCCAATCCGACCAAGTACCATTACCTTTCATGCCACGTTTATAGACTTCATCCCCGCTATACGGGAAGTAAATCTGCTGTACGCCATTCATGGTACGTAATACCAATAGGTTACCGGCTCTGTTAGCCGGATAGTGACGTGCCGTAGTCGCATTGCCATCATTATCCTGGTCATGAATACCGACATGACTAATCGTCTTCAAGCTGTCTAAGTCTGTAGTACCCAGACTGGTTCTCTCTAAGAAGAGATTACCGTAGTCTTCATCACCTACCGAAGCAGCCAATACTTTGCCGTCAGTCGTTTTACCAATTTTCACAATGTCCGTAGCAGACTGACGATTACCATTACCATTGTTTACGAAGGTACGTAAACCACGAGTAATAGTACCGTTTTCAAACTCAGTCTTAACGGTATTGTAATCCTTGTTGTTAAACTTATTGGAATCAGCAGCTGTTTCTGTTTTACCGAGTTTATTGTCTTCTACTGCTTTTACTCGGCGTTTCAACTCTTCAATCTTAGCATTAAAGTCAATAACAAACTGATTAACTTTACCTTCCATTTCAGTTACTTTGGTAGTAACCAGTTGCCTTAGTCGCTCTAATGCTTCCCAAATGACTTCATGCGAGCGTTCGTCACCGAGGTGAGTCGCTTGCACTAAGCGCTCTACTACATACACCAAATGCTCGTAACCAAAGGTTTGCCAAATCGGGTGTAAGTGTTCTGCTGGATTGAAAGAAGAGGGCTTATTGGCGATATTGTTCCAGTCCACAGGACGGGTATCTAGGTGAGCTTCTTCTAGCTTCTTAGCTAGTAAAGGAATATCAGCATGAGAATACTCACCACCTACTGCCTGGTAAGTCACGCTAAACTGATTAGAAGTCGTCTGGTCTTTAATAATAATCACCATGGCTGCTGGTAAACCAGTCAACATGGCAATCGTCTCCGATATGTCATCGAAGAAGTAAGCACTAGTGGGTAATACCTGGCCTGTCTTTACATCGGTAATCACGACAGAATTGGTATAGAAATGCCCATAGTGCGGTACGATTACTTTACGAATCCTCTGTGTCGTCGTGTGGGATTCGTTCGATACGAGGTTGTTTGGATTCTGTCCAGACTTATCAAACTCGTACCGATAGACGTTTGGTAAAGGCATATTGAAATATCCTATTCTAAATACAAACACAGTCTAAACGGATAGCTAGAGTATAGGGATTAGCCTATACTCTAGTCTATTGCTTACTACCTATTACTGCCCTCGGTAGAAGGTAGTGATGCTGTGGCATTACTGCCATTTAGCAGGCGGCATTAAGCTTTGTTTAAACTTATTCGTGGCTGGGTCCATGAGTTCGGCTAGGACAGCTTCTTTAATCGTCGTACCTGCGGCAGAAGCCAAGAGAGTACGTACCCATGAAGTGGTCGCCAATTGATTGTTATTGGCAGAAGCATCAGGAGTAGCAGCTATGGCTGTACCGGATACCTGTAACTTATTAACCTTGTCGTCACTACCATTACCGATAACAGTATTACCGGAGGAGAAGACACGTAGATTGATGACATTAGCACCATCGCTACTGTAAGTACCCAAGACAGCGGAAGTGGTCTTATCGGAATGCAAAATAGCACTGAGAGAAGACACATTCTTCGTACCATTCTCACCAGCATTAAACAATACTCTACCTACGGTTTTGTTGGTAGGAATGTTTTGTACATTAACCGAAGTATCGTTCATGATGACTTCAGGTCTAGTGCTGGCTTCATTGCGGTTCAGTACGATGTCTTTAGCACCCGTAATAGACTGACTGAATGTCTTAACACCGTTTACTGTCTGGTTACCGTTTAGACCGACGGTATTGTCCGTTAAAGCCACAATCTTGCTATTACCTACCCCAGTAGGAATCGTTACTGAAGCAGTCGGGCTACCAGTCGGTTCACCGTTAGAAGCAGCCTTACGGAAGAAGGTCAAGTTACCATTGCTGGTTTGTTCGATAATCCAGGCACCATTGGCATTAGAAGGTGCTAAGGTAATACCGGCTGTACTGGTATTAGCACCAGTCAGTTTCAGGTAGTTACTGAATTCACTACCACCTGAGATATTACTCCAGGCACTCCAATCGCCATTGGTATTGGTGGTATAACGCTTGTAGATACGGTTATCGTCTTCAGGGAAGTACAACTGAATACCTTTATTCGCAGAAGGCAATACCATCAAGCTACCTTTCTTATCTACTGGGTAGTTAAGAGAGGTAATGGGGTTAGTACTATCTTCTAGAGAATAGATACCAGTACCATTGTCTGCTGTTAAAGTATTGAGGTTGACAGAAGGGCCTAGAGGACGGCGAGCCAGGTAAAGGTTACCTAAGTCAGTATCATCCAGAGAAACCGCTACGTTGTTCTTACCAGTCTCTTTACCTAGTTTCACGACTTTGGAGAGATTCTGGCCAGTACGTTCAGCAACTTCTTGTCTGGCACCTGAACCCATGGAAACAAAGGATTCGGATGCATCGTCTAATACTTGTTCGCTTATGTCTTCTTTAGCCTGAGTATAAGTCTTACCACCAAACTTCAGTGCGTTAGGTGCATTGGCTACTAAGTCATTTACGTCTTGCATTAAGGCAGACAGAGTCTTGTTACCTAACTGAGTAGCATTGACATTCTGTTTAGCTTCAGCAATGATTTCCTCTTTAGACTTACCACCCAGTAAGGTGATAGAGGATTTCAAGTCAGCTAGCCATTGGTCGTATGTCTTACCAAAGAGGTTGTCTTTTAACCAATCACGATACTGCTCAGGAGTCTTATTATCGAAGTGTAAGGCATTCTTAGCAGTCAGTTTGGCTACTGCAGCCGGTAAGAAGTTAGGATCACTGTTACCAGAGGAAGCAATCAAGGCATTCATGCGCTTAATTACATCGTCCATCATCTCGCTATAGGAGAGGTTATTGAACTTGGTGGTATTCTGGGCAGTACCCTCTAGTACGTAGAGTTTGTACTGTTCAGCGGTTCTACCGTCTACCTTCTTGGTGTCTTCTGCTTTCTCAGTCTTACCAAGTTTATTAGCTAAGAGTTCATCTACCTTAGCTTTGGTATAGACACTGATGTCATCAGCTGTTAAACCATGTACGTTACCACGAGCACGGATGTGGTCATCTAGACTCGGTTTAATGTAATTGTCGATGATATCACGGACACCACGTGGTGTAACGTAATAGTTATCGGTATTGTTGCTACCTTGGTTTAGAGGCAGAATACCTAAGTTCAGTACATTGTTTAAACCTAAGTCTGTTTTGGAGATGTTACGCAGCTTATTGGTTACAATAGTTGTAACAATATTCTCTAACTGGGTAGTGTCATTACCGGTAATCTGGCGAATAGCGGCAATGAGGTCTTTTACCGTAGTCAGGTCTTCCACATTGTGGTTGTGACTAGTAGGTGGGAATTGATACGGCAGATTTGCTACTTGCTCCCAAGTAGAGAGAACAGGATTGTGCCGCCATTCGGCTAGAATCTTCTGGATTTTAGTCGCCGTTAAATTCCAATCACCACCGAGTGTACGGTACTCTAACCACACGTCACCTGAGAACTGACGGTTAATAAACTGCAATGAACCGTAGAGCGGTAGACCAGTAGAAACCGTACCTTGGATGAAACGGAAACCAAATACGTAGTCCACCCCTTCAGTGAAGTACTGTTTTACCCCTAGATTGGTCTTCGTGTATACCTTGAAGTCACGAGTAAAGAAAGGGGCATAATCCGGAATCAGGTAATTGAAATCGTAACTGTTTCTAACAGTAATGGTGTGTCGCTCATCCAGGATTAAGTTATCCGGATTTCGACACGTAGGGTCGAATGCATAAGGTGCTGGCATCTTATACCTCCCCTAGGGAAATAGATAAAGTAAGCATTAAATCGCTCCTTATTCTTTGAAAAATAGCTATATGTCTTGTTTGATTACGTAATAAAACATAGGCCTTAATGATGTTGGTAATTACTGTAGAAAGTAATTACATTACAGCTATATTGGCTAAATGTTCATATTTTTAGATTCCGGAGGTTACGCGTTATGCCTTATAAGATTATTTCCGCGATTGGTAAGGTAATCGACTCCCAAGCCAAGTGGGAGAAAGTCGATCTAGAACAATATCCAGTGCGAAGACTCTATAAAAGATATTCTACTATTCGAGCCAGCCTAGAAAATCCTTATACTAAAGAGAAGGGTTCTGTACTGGTGGATGATTACGAAGCTGAGATTCGTGATGAAACCAAAACCTTTAAAGATTACTTAGAGAGTATTGGAGACAAAGCACTACCATTAGGTAATCTCAAGACTACCTTAAGTAAGAAGGGATTACTCTACCATGAAGCACTGAGTAATCGCTTTAAAGTTTATCCTGTACAGAGAGGTAAATATCCAGACGGCAATCTGTCGGATAAGTACAGCTATCAGGACTTGTTTATCACGAAAGAGAAGGTAGACCCAATAGACCTATTTAAGCATACGCTGATTACGGTAAATGGCTATGTTCATGCTACCGATGCGAACGCCAGAGGACTGTGGGTAACAAATGGATACGAAACGATTCGTAAAAGAGACAAAATCTGTATTGGGGTGATTAGTTTCGAGAACTTAGGTGAATTGAAGCAGATTCCGATTACAGAGAGCATGATTTCTAAGTTTAATCAAGATGTAGACCTCTATCAGGAATGCTGTATTGATATAGGGGAAGATTGTAGTGAGAAAACCATTATGCTGGTAATAGGGGGTTTTCTCCATGTATTGGATTACGATGTCTTTACTAGAGTATCCAATAGTGCCATTAAGATTAAGCTGAAGAATACTCCTCTAATGGAGAGAATTCACCTCTCTATGGAAGACTTAAACATCAGTGATACTCTATTCGATAAACGATACGGTGAGACTAATGTTAATCTAAAAGACCTCTACGGTGATGAGTTTATTAAGCAGTACTTGACACTGAGCTATTCCTTTATCGTATTACTGGATAATAAAGAGGTATTTAAGGAGATTACTTATCCTCAACAGAGGGGTATACCGAATAACTACCTAACGGATAAGTTACCTCTACTACCGATGATGACTCGTCTAGGTAAGTTCGAGGAATACGTTTATGTACATGATGTAGATAAATACGTATTAGAGACTGCTGATTGTCAGTATAAACCTAGAGTCTACAATACCAGTTTTCCTTTAGTAGAAGATAGCTACTATAATGATGCTTGTACTCCCACTAATAGAAGGAGAATACCAGTAGCTTACTTCTACAATTTACTGTCTTTTCTATAAACAATTTAGACTACTCTCTACTACCCAACTGGAGGTAGTAGAGAGTATTGTTTTTACTGTATTTTATTAGCTTGTTATAATTCCAAAGTCTATGAGAGTAAGTTTAAAAATATAAACTAATGCGGTGAATATGTTACAGTATATAATTAGGGGTTTTTCAATACATCCAAATTCCTCTAAAACCCTTACCAGTCAAGGGTTTCAGGTACTTGTGTATTGTGCTCCCCATTATAAATTATATAAACTAACCAACGTTGCACCAACTACTCTCTAATAAAAACAACCAATTTTATACACACTTTACTGCCTAGTGCAACCACCAATGCAAACGGCAAATGAGTGGGGTGGGACCCACGAATGAGTGTAGCATGATACCTAAAACGACTAGACACTGTTATTCTAATCAAACGTGAAAAAAGAGAGGTACCGTCTAATCCAGTATAGTGTCTTCTAACCACCATACCAAACTAGACGGTACTGAATGCCTTATAAGTCTACTTATCCCTTCCCAGGAATAGACTAGCTAATTCAACCTACAAGGACTTTTTTAAAATGCATACAATAGGTAACGAACCTGTTGGTTCTATCAGTAAGCCTTTTAGCTTACTAGAACCCTTAGATTCAGATAATCTATCCAGAGACCAGATTATTGAAAAACTACTAAATATCACTCCCAAGAACACTAGGGATTATAAACTTCTGGTGGAAACTGACTACCTAGTAGACTCCTCTACTAAACAACTACACCAAAGACTAATGGAAAGAGAACAATTGAATCTATCTAGAACCAACAACATTAAGAAAACCTTAAAAGAGCAAGAAGACAAGATAAAACAATACAACAGTAAAGACTGGTTAGGATTTAGACTACCTATAGACAGGAGTAAATTACCTCTTAACCACCCTTTAAGAAACCCTTACTTACCGGTACCTACTCGTAAGAGCTTGAAGTGGCGATATAGCTTACCTGTAGACGATATTGGTATTAAGTTCACCTTCCTTAAATTGAAAAACCTAATCAACATCCTCATGATAGAAAACGAAAGTATACTAGTCGTTAGATTAGATCTGTTTGGTGAAGATGAGGATTTAGATGTATTTAACGAGAGGTTTGGAAGTCTAGCTAGGTACTTTCGTGACATGAAAGGTTACTTAGACTATTGTGCTGTTAGAGAGAAAGGGGAGAAAAATATAGGGACTGGTGAGGAGGGGATTCACTTACACGGTTACTTCTTCTTAAAAACAGGTACTGAAATAGGTAGTTTTGTTCGAAATATAGGGCTTAAGTGGCTAGAATTAGGGGGTAAGAGGTGGTATAGTCGTAATCTAGATACTTACCGACTACCTGACAAAAGCGAAGTCTTAGGTAAAGTACAGAGAAGCGATTACTTCAAGATAGAGAGACTATTGCATTGCATGAAGTACCTACTCAAGAACTTAAGCAAAAGAGATTGGTTAATCGACAGTGAAGGCAATAAGAGACGCAGTAGACTCTTTACCTGTAGCCACATTGAAAACAGAATGTGGAAAGTCCATGAAAACGAAAGGTTATTCAGTTTAAACTTAGCTCCCTACAGCTATACTTGGTTATACCGAATAGGACTGAATTACAATGATACCGTTTTTAAAGGCAGAGAGCCACCTATCAAGAAAAGGCTCATGAAGCCTGTCTCTCGATACTTAGAAAAAAGAAAAGTAAACGTAGAGGATTACAAGAGGAAGATTAGATGAGCTTAGTAAGAGTAGTACAAATACTAAGAATAGCGTTTACAGAGCCGTAGAGGCACCTAATAGCTCGATGAAGGGTATAGGGTATACCCTAGCCTACCTAAAGGCTTAAATGCTCTATAATCGCAAAATAGAGTGATTTACGGTAATCTACTCCATTCTAAGGCATTTACTAATCTACACATTGGCTCAGGTGGTGCATTAGGGTGCACTGCCTGGGTTAATTGATTTCTTTTTGTCGCTTTTGTTGATTGAATGTGTTTAAGGTAATTTTATAATACTTACTGCATTCACTCGCTGGCACCCTAACCCGCTCGTTTACCATTTGTAAGGCTAGCGATAGAGGTAGAATAGTAGAGTGAATTTAGAGTGGTTTTAGAGAGGCTAATCCCGCTAGAAACGTTAGTTTATATTAATTTATAAATAGGGAATGGTAATACCAAATGGCTGAAAGCCTTATCCAGTAAGGATTACAGAGGGATTTATAGTTGAAAACTTTACATTAAGTATCTAAATGAGACATTAGGTTAGGTATATAAATCTTTTAAACTTACCTTTCTCTTTTAAAACTGAACAAAAGACACCTACTCTACTCCCCTGGATGAGGAGTAGAGTAGTGTAATCTTTATCTTACTTAAGCTATCGTCTTCTTCGCTGCTATCAAGTAATGGTAATCACCAAACTTCATGGTTAGGAAGAGCTTACCATTTCGAATCACTCGAGTGTAAATCTTCTCTCCATTGACTACCTGACCATTATTCAGGGTAATCCTTTCTCTTGGTAGAGCTGAGGTTTCGGTCATCTCCTCTGCGATATGCAGCATTTCCTGAATCTTAATACTCCACTTCTGTGTGGTGACATCTTGATAGTTAAAGTCCGTAGAAGTAGACGGTACATCAATGTAATCAGGGAAGACATCGGTGATGTGGAACTTGTTATCCTTATTCTCAGGAGAACCACAGCAAATAGCCGCAATGCTTCGGTAATAGAGAGAAGTAATCTGCATGTGCTCCTTAATGTGCTCTTCACTCATGTCTGTCATGAAGGGAATAGCATACTTAGGTAAAGCGTCTTTATACCGAACAAAAGGAGAATATAGGGAAGCTTTAGACTTAATCTTATTCTCATTAGAGAACACATCCCACTGAGGTACGATGATGAACTCACTGCGGGTAAAGATTTCTGGGAAGATACGCTTCCACTCATCTCGATTGTGTTTAGACTTACTGAGAATCTCAGCTTGTAACTTCTCCTTAATGGCATCAATATTATCGCCTGCATCACCCCAAATCAGGATGTACCAATTAGTATCTAATTCAGGATTACCAGAAACAGGGTTATGCCACTTGAAGATGTCCAATCTAAATACCGTAACCGGAGAATGCGCTTTCTTAGCATTGGCTTTCTTAGTCAATACGTCTACAGGTGTCTTAGCCAGCTCTTTCTCTACTTCACTTCGGGTAGAGAAGAAAATATCAATCTTATCTACCGGAGGCACGACTTCGATTTCGAATTGGTCGTATTCACTCTGGAAAGAGGCATCACTGAACCACAAGTGAAAGTGATTACCTACTAAGTCCTCCCACACGACATATTGAGGACAATAATACTCACCATCGTTGACAATCTCACCTACTTGAAAGTGTTGAGACGTAGTACGATGTAAGTCCAATAGCTTATTCTTCAATTCGTCTTTATAGATTTCTCTTGCAGAAGCAGTAACGTAATCGTAGACAGACTTAGCAATGTCTAAGGTATAGTTTACCTTCTCCACTGGCACAGCGATTTCGTTGTTGTTCTCACGGTAAGAAAATAATACCAAGCTGATAGATTTATCAGTGTTATGTGAGTATAACTGTACGTCTTTTTCGAAGGTTCTGCTTTCCGTGGAAATCTCACCGAAAGTATGCTCGACTAGACGGGTATTAGTCGTAAAAAGACTATGCGTAGCAAAAGCTTTTAAAGATGTTGACATAATGAAATTTTTCCTTTATACTAAGGGGAATACAAAACACGGTAAGGAAATACTGAAGATGCTTAGTATCTTTAACATCATTCGGGGGTTTATCTGGGAATGGTTTATGGGTAGTGGCGTCTCCTTTAAGGACGCCCTAAAACATCATAAATCCAAACTAATTATGCTCGTCATCCTGACGATTTCTCTATGCTTAAATAAGGTTTTATACGATAGAGCCAGCCTGTGGCGTGATGCTTTTCGTACCCTGGAAACCAGGCAGAAAGAGTATAAAGAAAGAATCGAATTATTGGAGCAGAGCAACCAGAAGCTCATTGCCCACTTAGGTGAGCTACCCCCAGTAGAGAACACACCCGAAAATGTAAAAGAGGTAGCCAATAAGATTGTAGAAGATAGGGATGCAAAGAGAGAAGAAGTACTCAATGCTTCCGATACCAAGAGGGCCGCTTCTGAGGCTTATGGCAGAGACCCTGAGAAAACACCACTACCCAATAAGAGAAATTAGAACACCACCACCAAGAGAAATCTACTCGCCGTTTTATCTAAGCTACCTCGATTAAATTTGATTTTACGATACACTGGGTACCCCTGCTTTTCAGTGGGGGTACCCAGTATTGATTCATTGTTTTCGTTATTCTAAGGAGCCACTCGTGTCTTATATTGGCAGCGGCATGGTGATTTACTGCGATGGGGGTAACTTCAGGGAAAACCCTGGTCCCTATGGCTGTGGATTACATTGGTATACGTATTCGAATAAGCCTTATGCTAAGTTCCCTATTAATGGTTTATTCCCCACTACCCTAGGGTATTGGGAAGGTAAGAAACCAGAGACGGAAGGCATTAAAGAATTCCCTACTGTGAATTCAGTAGAAGAATTCAGAAACGCCTTCATTCGTATTCAAGACGGTAAGAAGGTATTAAACGATAAACCTTACTTAGTCTTTATTGAGAAAATGAAGGAATACTCTCGTGGATTCCCTACTCCAGGCAGTAACAATCTGGCTGAATTAGAAGCCATGAAGAAAGCTTTAGCCATTATCCTAGAAGAGAAAGTAGACTTTACTCTACTCTACTGCGATTCCCAATACGTATTAGGGGGATTGAAGCAAGTGGATAAATGGGCTAGAGAGAACTGGATGAGCTCTACGGGTAAACCTTTATCCAATAAAGAGCAATGGTTAGACATCCATTATCTCTTGGGGCAGATTAGAGAGCAGAAACTGCACTTTGCTCCTCAGTGGATTAAAGGACACGGAGATGCGAAAGCAGATAAACGTACCCTTTCCAATATCGCTAATGTGTTTGCCGATAAGATGGCTACCATCGCGGCGAATCTGGCTAATAACCTCAAGTATCAGGTAGACCTCACCCAATCCCAAGGTATTCTAGAGAGTGACATTACCCTAGAGGACTTAGCCAAAGAAAAGAAACCCCCTAAACCTCATCCTCTACTCTCCAATAAACGAATGTATCTCTCTTACCAGGGACGAGAGGATAAGAACATCTTCTACTTAGGTGATCCTGGTACCATCACTGCCCCGAAGAAGATGATCAATGGGGTAGAAAAGAAACTGCCTATTGACCTCTATACCGGAAAGATGATTGCCGATACCCAAATCGCTATCCTCTACCTAGAGGGAAGTGACCCTATTGTTAACATGATAGAAGAAGTACAGGACATCTGGTTAAAGCAGCACTATCAGCACAATAACCTAATCTACTGCTTACAGATGGACAATATTACCTCTTCTAAGGTATACAGTGCCTTACACAAGTACGGTAAGTATTACCTCTGTCGTCCTAAAGGGGTACCTAATCTAGAGACCATAGACGGTAAAGGCTTAACCTACGTCAATGACCCCATCTATTTAGCCATGAGGAATATTGACCACATCACTGAGCTTAACCATGTTTTGTCTCACTATGTTAATCAAGCTGAGCACATTCGTGAGATTGACTTAACTGAATACTTCTATACCACTAAGGAAATGGTAGTCGAGAAGGATATCCAGGGTAAAGAGAAACAGAAAGTCGCTCTAGGTAAGTCTCTCTTGAAAACCTTAGGTACCGATGTGATTTCCATTAAACCTAAGATTCAATTCGATAATGGAGTGGAAAAAGAGATTACCTTAAGCTTTGGTGTAGACCTCCCTTTACGTAATCAGTTTAAGCAGATTGAGGATGAAATGCCTACTGCAAAACTCTTACTTTGGCATGAATCAGGAGCAGTCTATCGCTACGCTACCTTTATCGCTTTACACGAGAAGCTAGACAGCAATACTGTGAGACTGAAGAATTACATGATTGTTCGAGGTACCTATTCGTCTCAATTCCTGGCTGAATAGCTCGTCTAGCCTCTACACTCGCTATCTACGTAGAGCTCGTCTAGTATTCAGTTTGTCTTTAACCCCCTATTACTAATATTGCTAATCCTGAGGAGCTAAGATCATGGGTAACCAATCTTATTTTCTTCGCTTTAGCTACTGGTTAGCCGATAAAATCTTTCCTGAAAGAATGATTCGGATTCTGTTTCTCTCCTCGCTATACAGCAGGCTATTTAAAGTAGAGGTTTTGGAAGATGGTATTTTCCACAAAGTCAATGAGATTTTATCTGTCTGTGAAACCGATTCAGCCTTAGGCGTAGGCATGAAACTGAACCGAGTATTCTGGGATAATGTCGAGTTGGGTGTGATTGAAACCCAATTGATTGATGGCAAAATCCAGATAGGTAAAGAGACTAAAGAGAAGATCATTCGTGAAATCATTGCTAAAACACCCCGCTGGTTGCGTTACAGTAAAGAAGAGATGCAAAAAGACGTGGGACGCTTAGTGGATAATCGAATGAGACTACAGATGTCTGTGGCTTAAATGTAATACTACCCATTCTACCCACTGTCCCCTTAGTGAGACAGTGGGTAGGGTGTACTATCTATTCTGTTGGCCATTTAATCGAAATGATTAGTCTATTCTGAATTAAGAAAACTGAATAGAGGTTCAATCAGTGAAAATCATCAAACTCATTCTTCGAGGGTGCTACCGATTAGAGCTCTCCTCGATTACTGAAATCGACATCGATTTTACTAAGATAGGTAATGTCTTATCCATTATCGGTACCAATGGTAGTGGTAAGTCTTCCTTGTTACATTACCTCTCTCCCCTCCCTGCTGATAAGGTAGACTTTACGAAAAACGGATACAAGGAAATCGTAATAGAGCATTTAGGTAACACCTATAAACTCATTAACGACTTTAAGGAGAACAAACACTCCTTTATCGATTTAGCCACCAATGAAGAACTCAATATCGGTGGGACGATTACCTACCAGACTCAGTTAGTAAAAGATTACTTTAACTATACTAAAGAAATTCATGCTTTATTAACCGATAAGGAATACCTCACTCGTCTCTCTCCACAAAAGAGAAAAGAGTGGTTTACCTTATTGTGCGATACGGATTACACTTACGCTTTCTCGGTATTTAATAAAGCCAAGGAAAGACTAAGGGATACCGTAGGGGCATTGAAGAAAACCAAACAGCAATTGGTGTCTGTCTCTCAGGGTAATCTAGAGAGTGAAGACCTCATGACCATCAATAAAACCATTCGGGATAAAGAGGAAGAAATCGAATATCTAAACCATCTGGTTTCCTTCTCACCTGAGATGAATGATCCAGATTACTTAGAAGACTTAATCGCTAAACAGACTAAGAACAATAAAGAATTAGTCGATTGGTCTAAAGACCTTTATCAATCCAGTGTAGACGTCTATAAGCAATACATTCGTCCTGAAGACTCAGGTGATATCGTAAAACACATTGAACACTATAAACACGAGAGCTATTCTCACTCGAATCGATACCGTACTGTTTTAGAGTCTTATACCGAAACTGAGAATAAGCTCTTAGAGATTAATCAATTAAGGTCGACTAGTCTAGAAGACCTATTGAAAGCACAAACTGAGATACAAGCTGAAATAGAGGGATTTGAGATTGATCCACACCTCGATAGCTTAGAGTATCCAGAATCGCTTCTAAAGCAGCTAAATGCTCAATACAACGAGATTAACCGTTACATTGAGGAATCCCTTAAGATAGAGAGCGAAACGCTCTCCTATCGCCTCCTAAAGCAATATCAAGAAGAAGTAGATACTCTTAATCACTCAGTAAACCAATCTAATGTTAAAATAGCGAAAATCACGGAGAGAATCCACTCGATTAAAGAGAAGGAAAGACAAGCTAAAGTAGAATGTCCTAATTGCCATCATGAATTCCATTTAGGTTATTCTAAAGAAGCTTTAGAGAAACTCAATCTCTCCTTAACGGAAGAGAAAGATAAGCTCTCTAATCTCACCCAATCTCTAAAAGAGAAACAGACAATAGCCACTACTCTCAATCGAGATATTGAAGTATTGAAGCAGTTACTTACTCTACTCTCCTCCTTCAATGGTTTATTCTCTCCCTTAATCCAAGAGATTAAAGAGAGGAAACTCTACCAGAATGGTACTTACCTCTATTCCTGTATTGATAAAACCAAACAGGGATTAAAGGATAAAGTGAAGAAGAATGAGCTATTGCTACAGCTAAAAGAGATTGAAGAGAAGATTAAGAACCTCAATGGAGTGGATGAGAAGTACCGACTCTCCTTAGAAGAGACCTTAGTGAAACTCGAGAAGGAGTCTATTGAACTGAAGGAGAAGCTATCTCACTTCGAGAGAAGACAGAAAGTCTTAGAGGATAAGCTACACTGCTATCAGGTTTACGATGACTATAGACGCCATGTAACTGAAAAGGCAGCAGAACAAGAAAAGATTAACTTCAAGATCATTGAGAAAGACCTCTACGATACGGTACACCGTATTGTGGTGTCCCTAAGGGAAGAGATTGCCTTACTTTCTAAGAAGCAGATTAGTCTAGCCGGTAAGCAGAAGCAAATTGAATTATTAGAGACAACCGTAAAATCTCTAGAAGAGGAGAGAGTAGTCTTTCAAGCCATTATTGAAGCCCTCAATCCTCAAGATGGTTTAATTGCTGAAGGTTTATTGGGTTATATTAAGATATTCTTAGCTCGTTTAAACGGTTTCATTGCCTCTATCTGGTCTTACCCTCTCATTGTTCACCCCTCTAAGGTAGAGACAGGAGAGGAGCTCTCTTATCGATTCCCTATTACCGTAGGGCATTCTAATCACCTGAAACCTGATGTTTCACTAGGGAGTGATGGTATCCGTGAAATCATTAACCTAGCCTTCAAGTTCATGGTGATGAAGTCTCTAAAGCTGGATAACTATCCACTTTATTTAGATGAACCAGGCAGAACCTTCGATGCCAAACATCGAGAAAACGTGATTAAGCTGATAGAAAGGCTAGCAGAGGAATTCCCTGATAACCAAATCTTCTTAATCTCCCACTCCTTCATGGAGTATTCCGTACTCTCCGATATCGTGTATTGTGTTATTAGCGAGGATAACATTGTGTTACCTCCTTCTAACATTAACGTAGGAGTCACGATCCTACGTCAGTGAAGAGCTGTCCCTATCGTTAGATAGGGTTAGCGATGAACTAATACTGGTATTACCATTACTCGTCAGTAAAGGAAACCAAATATGCAAGAATGGCAAAATAGATCCCAACAAGTAGGGGACCAAGTCCTCTTCGATAACCAAATGATGGCAGAATTCGCTGCTGTTCGTAAAGAACTCACCAGTGCACTCTCTAGAGTCGATAAACTCGAAGAGATGTTAAAGAGCACTACTTTACAGCTGATTGCTTATCGTACCGTGATTGAAACCTTACAAGAGGTACAACAGGTACAGAATCAAGCAGTAGAAGAAGCCGTATTAGAACCTCATGTACACCCTACTGAGGAAACTACTGTAACCGGCTACTCTAATTATACTTATCCTACCCACGTACCGACTGTAACTGTCATTGAAGAAGAAGCAGAATTACCAGTAAGGGTAGAACTAGCAGTAGAAGAGAATAAGAAAGCTTATAACCTAGAGGAGGAAGTACAGCCTTCTAAACCTACTCCTTCTCTTAAAGAAGAAACTAAGTAATACTGAATCACTACTCTCTCTACCTAACCATGGGTAGAGAGAGTAGTTTAATATCATTTTCATTGTTTTATAGACTAGTCTACCCAGTCTTTATACAAAGAATAGCGATTACTCGCTTATAGAGCGTGTTATAGAGCGATTAAGCTACTAAGGTAGTTTACTCGGAAACCTTTCATTTTAGCAATGAAAGAACTCCTCGTCACTCCATCGATGATAAATATAGCGTTTAAAGGGCCATAGAAGCGTTTTTAGAGCGTTTGTATCATCGAGGTAAGCTACCCTACTAGGAGAGGTATCATCGAGCTATACGCTCAAAATAGAGCATATAGCTATAATCCCACTATCCCTTCTCTCTATACTGCTATGAATTTTCCCCTATACTCTTAAAGGAAACCAAAGACATGACGATGTTAAATCTTGAAAACATGAAGGATTACAGAAAGGAGTGTAACGAATGTCTGTAATGCTGAATCTTAACAAAATGAAGGAAAGAACGAAGAGGTATAACCGATGAGTGCTTTACTGAATAATCCCATAGTAGGGAGTAGAGGTCTCTGGAAGCTCAATAATCCATTCCATAACCTCCTCCCAGTCAATACCCCTCTAACCTGTACTGCTATCTCTAATTACGGTCAATTAATCAACATGGGTACAGATGTGCTCTCTACCTATTACCGTAAGTACAGTTTACCCGATTCTCTCTTCCAAGAACACATGGATAAGGAAGGTAGAATCATCTTCGTGAAGACAGACTCCGGTACTGTTTATTCCTTTCCTCTCCACTATCTAGAATCCTATCCTATCGGTACAGGAGTAGCCTACGTCACTATGGGTATCGGTATTCGTCTAGGTGCCTTACCTAAAGATGAGAATATTGAAGCCTTAATTGAACAATTCCAGGAATTAGCTAATTTACAATTAGGAGTTGATATTCAAGCAGAATCCATGGTCATGTCCGACATTTACATAGTCGATAACGTAGACCATGAAAGAATCAAGAAGGTAAGAGCAGAGAAGAAGAAGGAAAAGAAACCTACCTTAGAGCGATTACTAGAATTAACCAATACCGGAGAAGGGATTAAGACTAAATTAAGAATCGCTGAAGAGAAGGTAATAGAGTACTATAACAAGATTCAGGAGCTAGAAGCAGAGATTAAGAGATTAAAGAATCAACCTTAATGTAAGACAGAATAGACAATACTACTCTACTCCTCATTACGGGGAGTAGAGTAGCTAGTATTAACCATATTCGTTTTACTAACGTAGCACCCACTTTCCCTTACGGTAGTAAGGGTTTAATCTCACTATCTCAGTAGGTTTCAGGTAGTGCTTGCTCTTAGGGCTAAAGAGACTGGTTCTATTGCGTAAGGATAATAGTCTAATCCATCGATAGTCTACTAGCCATTTACGTTTATTGTCGATACCATTGTAGTCTATTGTTTCGTGGTAGTTACTAGATTTACTGGGGTAGTCGACTACAGGAGTACAGGTAAAGAGCCTACTCTTGGGATTATTGCCTGTTTGGATTAACCAGTCCCTTTCACTTAAGTCTTTTAGTAAGTAACGAGCAATATAGACTAGTTTTTCAATCTGTCTAATGTCAGTATAGCGGATAATACCCAGGATTTCACTCTCATCTGGATAGTTTTTCTTGTCCCAATTAGCACAATAAACCGAACCACTCTCTAATTGTTTCCATTTTTCTCTTACCGTTCCTACAAATTCAAATCCATTATCGTCTTTAGAACCATCAAGGAACATAAAGCAATGCAAATGGATTCCTCTATTAACCGTGTATTCCCTACTACAGAACATAGCGATGTAGTGTTTATTGGTATTCTGTATCCAGGATAATAACTGACTATAGCTAGAGTTTACTTTAACTAAGTCTAATTCTTCAGTAAATAAGTCTATTCGTAATACGAGTATTCGGTTGTGAACAATAAACAGTGTTTCAACCAATTCTTTAATGGATCTAAAGGCATTTTGTAGATTACGTTGTTTGTCTTTAGGCATTTGATTAACCTTGTCTACCCATGACTTGCATTTGGGTAAAGGTAGTTTAACATATTCTCTCCTAAGGTAGTGGCCTATTGGGAACATCTCTCTGGTGTATTCTCTACAGATACCTAGATAGTCAGTGTAGTCTGGTTTATGGATTTTAGATTTGCTAATACGATAAGACCTTTTCAATTGGTTTCTTAAGGTACGTTTGTAGAGAGTACGGAGTTTAGTAAGGCTAGTGATGTTAGGTAGTGTTTTGTGTAAACTGTGGTGTTTTGGTAAGTATTCTTGTAGTTTTTGAATCAGAAGCTCTCTTGAGTGTTTCTGATAGTTTGAGAGTTCCTGTTCCAGTCGTTGCTGGAATAAAGTTCTTTCGTTTAACATTTTATACTTTCGTGAAGAGATAGTACCTGTCGCTGAATAGTTTGGATGACTAAGCGATGGGTACTATTGTTTTATTTTTTGGCTAGCTTTCGCTAAGCTCAAAATCCAAGAGTTTTGGTTAGCTGGAAATCCAGCAACCGACTGTGAGGTAAGTGTGTGTATTAGGGTATCTAGAATTTTCAAATTTGAGTGTTTAAAATCATTAATGATAATAAGACAAAACTGGCGTTTAATTTCACTGGTAGTAATAAGAATCTTAATAACCAAGTGATTTTCCAATACTCCATATTTCTAGAACCCTTATCTGGTAAGGATTACAGCATAAAAACTAGAAGAAAAACAGCTTAAATGTTGATACCCTTACATCGATAGAGAATTTATTAAATGTTAATACGTTTCTCATATCTAAAATATTGAACAAAAGTACAGATAGACTATACTACTCTCTACTCCTCTAGGTGGGAGTAGAGAGTAGTATAGTATATTAGTTTACTAGTGAAGTTACTTTTTCATTAACACTATCCAATGCTACATTCAGCACCTTAGTGTTGTACACAGCAGCAGAGAGTGTTTCTACATTCTCAGCTACTGCTGCTACCGCATTAGCAATCTTCAACATCAGGGGTTTAGAATAACCTTCTTTAGCTGCTTCCATTAAGTCTTTCACGTAAGTCATGGTGGTCTCAATGTTAGCAATCAGTTTCTTACGGTTCACTTGATTAAGATTATTGTTACACTGACGAGCTACACCAATACATTCTACCAATTCATTACCGTTACGGAAGACATCACCAAAAGCACGTGAAGGTACAATGTCATTGGCTACTCTGTGTAATGACCATTCTTTAATCACATTCTTTACTACCTTGTTCTCTTCTAGGTAATACTTATCATCGAAGAGGGTAGAATCCAGTAGTCCTTTTTCAGTAGAGATTACTCTACCGATGTCACTACGCAGTTTCTCTACCTGACTCTGTAAACCACTAAACAAAGTAGAGAGTTTTAAAGAGACTTCAGTATAGGGTAGGTAATGACCTTTCATGCCTACCGGTACTTCTACTTGAGTATCCAGCAAGTAAGCGTAGTTCTTACTCAGTTTATTCTTATCCAGTTTACGTACCAGATTCTCATCCAGCTTCAATACACCGTAGTCATTCTTTTCCAAGAAACCACTAATGGATAAGCGCAGTGTATTGTAGGTGTTTCTAAAGAGATTACTTAGCGTAGTAGCCAGACCCTCATTAGAGACACCCATCTCTTTTAGAGCAGAGATATCGCTTCTTAATGCCTCTACAGACAAGGCTACGGAGACATGCCAATCGTTTTTTTCCATCACTTCAATTCCTTCTAAATATACTCTGATTTTTAATCGAAAACGAGACATCTAAATTCTATCGGTTCTTCCCAATATCTGAACAAAAAACCGATGCTTTTACATGCTCTTTACCCCATCTAATCATCATTAGACAGAACGGAGTTTTACATGTCTGAATTTTTTCAAATGCCAGCGAAACAGTCCCCATACCTACGGGTAAACTTAAACGTAGGGTGCTTGATGGACATCCCCACTGGCTCACCTGTAAAAGCCATTAATGGCCAATACCTCACCAATGGCGGGCATAATGGCTCCATTATATTCGTGGGGCCAGGAAACTCATACAAATCCGCCCTAGCCGACTACGTCAATCAAGTCGCTGCCTTTCGAGCACACCACTTAAGTCCTGGACAGAAATACGATACCGAAAACAATACCTATATTCCTGGTCTAGAGCTGAGACTAAGAAGAATCGTTAAACCCAATGAACCTGATTGGTTCGAAGGAGAGAATCCTCGCTGGTTAGTAACCGAAGCATCGCTCTACAAAGGAGACGAATGGTTTAAGATGGCTAAAGACTGGATGCTTTCTAAGAAGAAACAAGGTGCTTCTTTTAAAGTAGACACTCCGCTAATTAATAAAAATGGTAAAGCCATCAAGATTCTCCTACCTACCTTTGTTAGCATTGACTCCATTTCCATGTTTATTGTAGAAGCCGTTCAAGAGCTTTACGATAAAACCGACTTAGGGGATGCTAAACAAAACATGGTGGCCATGAACTCCGGTCGTTTCAAGAAAAACATGATTGACCAACTACCAGACTTGTTGGTAGGCACCAATACCTACTTTACCGGTACCGTTCATTATGGTCAAGCATTCCAGTTAGACCCCTATGCACCACAACACAAACCTTCTCAATACTCCGAAACCGGTAAGAAACTAAAAGGGGTACCTGAAAACATCATGTTCTTGTCCACCTGCATGTGGCTAATCAAGAACGTAAACAAACTGCACTTTAAAACCGATAAGAACGTACAGAAGTACCCACTGAGAGATGCAGGTGAAGATAACAATCCCGATGACTTGAATATCGTCACCATGCAACAATGGCGGTGTAAAACCGGTCCTTCCGGTTATCATTTGGAAATCATCGTTTCCCAGAAGTATGGTATTTTAGAGAACCTGACCCATTTCCACTTCTTACGCCAACATGGCATGTACGGTTTAACGGGTGAAATCACCGGTACCGATAACTTTAAAGATGTCTCTTGTGTTCTCTTACCCGAAGTAAAACTCTCTCGTACGACTGTGCGTAGTCTCTTAGACGAAAATCATCGCTTATCTCGTGCTATTAGCATCTGTGCTGACATGCTGCAGATGTCCCAGTACTGGGCTGAACACTTAAGAGCCATTGACAAACGTCTATTGGAGCTGACTCCTGCTACTCTATACGAGAAAGTAAAACAGAATGGATACTCTTGGGACATGATTCTGGATACCCGTTACTGGTATTCTCTCGATGATACGGCACATGAACAACTAGAACTCTCTACATTAGACATCATGCGGATGGCTTTAGGTACTTATCATCCTTTCTGGTTAGAGAGTGATAAGAAAACCATTAAGAAGAAGTATGCCAAACAAATGGTGAATGCTTCTGAAACGAATAGTCTTATAGAGGATAACTCTGCTAAGGCAAAGCGTGATAACGCTAAATAGTCAATTTTAAGGAACAAATGCAATATGGATACTTTGGATCAAGTAGAGTACGTCGACATTGATAAAGCCAATGAAGAGTACGAAAAGATTACCGGTAAGAAGGAAATTGAAGGTATCGGTATTAAGGACGAATCTTTAGAAGCCTTCATTACTGACCCGAATCTCATCCTGAGGGATGTGAAAGAGCTTTGTGAAAAGCATGAAATCGACTTTGTCGGTATGTTTAACGAAATGGGTTTTAATAAGAATACCTTTAAAGCCTTATTGGTAAACAAACCCATTACCGAGCAGATTTACGTACTCAATCGTGAACTGAATCTCTTGATTTACAAACTCGGTGTCGCATCAGGTATCTCTACCCTAAATGCCCGCACCCTCTTAGGTGATGTATTGCCTTCTAAAGAGTGGTTGGAATTACTGGACAAAACCATCTTCCCTTACATGAGTGAATATGGTAAAAACGGTAAACTGGATAAAGACTGGTTTGTGAAGAATGAGCAGGAAGATGAGATTGAGGAATTGGCTGAATCTCTACGTGACCTCGCTACGGTACAAGGTGAATTGGTGAAGGAAGCAGAAAAAGCCAATCAGGCAACTGTTGGTCTTTTCGATGAAGAAGAGAATCTTTCTCTCACTCAAGGTGAAGAAACCGTTACTGGTGAATTCACTACCAAGGAAGTCAATCAAGCCATTGAGGAGACTCAGCAGGATGGTGAGATTACCGTAGAGGAAGATACTTCTGTAGAAGAACCTAAACTATTTTAATCGATAGATAGACACACAGTAGTCTGAATGACTACTGTGTGTTTTATTTCTATTTATATTAGCTTAAGAAGGACAAAGACAAATGAGCCAAATTGAAGCTAGAAAAAAGGCCACTGACTACGCAGTAAAGTTAGTGCAAGCTATGCTTCCTAAATCAGATAACGGAGAACGTACCCGTAAACGTTTAGAGGCATTAAGCGATAAAGAATTCGAAGAATTGATGGTAAAATTCCAGAATGAAGAGGATTACCTACAAATTATTACTCCGGTAGGTGAAGACGATTACCGTTTGGATATCGACAATCTACAGAATGTAGCCGATAAATACAACATCAACTTCTACCACAAAATCTGGATGTACTCGGATGATGGTTCACGTGAACTCTCCAATAAGAAGTCCATGGTACTGCATCTACCGGTACGTATTCAACAACAGATGATTTCTAAGAAAATCTCTATTCCTAAAGACAATAGTCACATTGATTCCTTCACCCTTCAAGCTACCGGTAGCGAATCTAAAGGTGGTCGTATCTCTTATCCTGAGGTAAACAACCTCTTATCCATGGGTTTGATTAAGACCGCTGAGGAAATGATGCATTTTAGGGGTGGTTCTGAAAACGGTAATCGTTTATTGGAACAATCTATTGTTAAGATGGGGCAAGCATCAGCTAATGCATTGAAACCTTATACTGGTCAAGTAGGAGCCAATAAGATGCTACACTCTTACTTAACTGCCATGATGCTAAAATCAACTTTGCTGTATTAGGAGAAATGAATGGAAACCAATTTAACATTAGAAGACTTTGATTTCAGTGGCTTGAATAAAACCGATAAAGAGAAAGCCAACTACCTTAAAGCCAGTGAGTATCTCACTAACCTAAAAGAAGAGGTTATGGAGTCTCCATTAAAACAAATGGAGTATCGGCTATACGAAGTCTTTGCTCAAGTACTCTCTAAGTGCAGTGATAAAGACTTAACCAAGGTATACAGCAACATTGATTCTCTTCGTTATCGGTATAATCTAATCGATTACCTCAATTACGATACTCTAAGTGAATTGAGTAAGAAACACTTAGGTCCTAGAGGTTTACCGGATTCCCTGCTCTCTATCGTATTACACCAGGTATATTGCCTATACGTAGTGCATTACCCCAATGACCTCAATAACCTTATGGGTAAATTGATAGACGAGCAAAGTAGTGCGGATACCAGTTATTACGAAAAGCTGGTAAGAGATAAAGACAATCGCTGGTTAAGAGTACTCTTAGCCTTAATCTTTACCTTTAAGGAAAACTATCGCTATTGCATCAATAACTTCATTATCTACTACTCCGATTTAAAGGAGTAAGGGATGATAGCGAATGATAAAGAAAAAGCCAAATCCCATGGTATCCTAGTGGATATTGATTGCTTATTCGATACTCGTTTAGCGGTACTAGAATCCATGGATGATATTCTCACGGAAGAGATACTCTTAAACGGATACTTTACTCGTGAGCGAGATGACTTCGATGGAATAGACTTACATGAGTTTAGGAAACGCTATAAAGAGAGAAACCTCAATACCTTACAGCACTCTAAACCGACTACTCTCTTAGTGAATTTAAGAGATACCGTAGCTAGGTATATCTACAATTCCACTAGAGAAGGTAAGATTAACCGTACTGAGCTTATCTTAAACATCTATCCTTACAAACTCAATAAGGAAGAGATTAACGACTTCGTACTCTGTTTAAAGTACTATACTGATAACATGGTACCGGTTAGGGTAATCAATTCTCCTTATACGGATATTACTCCTGGTTTTCTAGATGAGAATGTAGTGGGTTTCTTTACCTACGATTGGTACGATTGGTTACTGTACCATTGGGTACCTTTATCTAAACACAGACTTGATTCGGTTGTGATGATGGTACCTAAGGTCTTTCCTCTCTCTAGAAAAGAAGCTGCTGACCAGATTAGGCAGATTGAGCAGGAGAGTAAAGACTTACTCTTACCCAGTGATGGAATTGATGAGTTGTTAGAAGAAATGGGTAGTAAAGAGGTATTGATGGAAAAGCTATTCAGTCTATTGATAGGCTTTACCTTTGTGGATACTCGAGAATTCTGTATCGTACTACCAGATGACTTTGTACTACCTACACCTGAAAACAAATAAGACAAGACTACTCTCTACTCCACTAAGGGGGTAGAGAGTAGTGTCTATCTAACGAATCGTTAGGAGTAGGTCTATTTTCATTCTATATTGAGTTTTTAGTACGAAAGTACAGAATGAGCGTAGAAGGCGCTAGGAAGCGCGTATACGCGATTTAATGCAAAATGGTACAAAGGTATTACTCTATAGTCTAATTGCTTTCTAAGAGCTTCTATGGCCCAGCAATTGCTATTTACTACTAAATCTCTTAATGGGGTTCACCAGATTCACCCGCCGAGCAGGTGCAATTAATTTGTACTTTTCGTTGAGTTTTGACGCAAAACAACATATAGGATATTAAATGCACAGTGAACAAGAAGAATTTGTACCAATCCCGATGTATCCAGAATACTTAATTAATCGCAATGGAACCATAAAGAATGCAGCTAACAATAACATTCTTAAACCTGTTCTCAATACGAGATACTATTGTGTTACACTGACAGATCGCAACAATAACAACAAGAAAACCAACCCAAGAATACACCATTTGGTATTAGCTACATTTAGGCCAGAAGACTATAGAAAAATAAAAGAAACTAACATGACCTACGAAATGTCTACTAACCCACACCGTTATGTCACCAACCACATTAATGGGGATAGATCCGACAACAGATTAGAAAACTTAGAAGTGATTACTCAGCGAGAGAATGTTAGGCATGCTGTTGAAATGGGTCTTAGACCAAAAGACGATGTTAGGTGGAGGAAGATATACCTTAAAAACCTATTTACAGGAGCAGAACACTGTTTCAGAAACTTTAGTGACTGTGCTGACTTTTTCAATCTTAATAGAACATGTATATTGGACCGTTATCAGAAAGGTCAGGTAAATGGGTATTTGTGGCCTAAAGGATACCAACCAAAAATGGAAGGTGGTGATTATGTAGAGATATTGAATTCTATTAATATAAATAACTTTAGCTATGGTTTAAAAGTTACTAATTTGATTACTGGAATAACCGCTTACCTCTCCTCAGAAAGGGAATTAGGAGAATACCTCGGTATGAATAAGATGTATTTGCGTTATTACCGCCGAAAATATAGTGGTAAGTACTGGGTTATACCAGAGATGTACCTTATAAATATATTGGATGGCACTAATAACGTAGAGATTGACTTGGATGGCGGCATAAGAGAGTTAGCGTTATTCGGTGTTAAGTTCTTTACATTAATTGAAAACAGATTCGTGTATGTATCTAGAAACAAAAACAAGCTTCTCACTCTTTCTAAAAGTAGAGGATTAGATATAATGTTATATAGGGATTACATTCACACCGCTCATTACTATAGTTTTGGTAAAACAAACAAAGTGTTCTTAGATTAAATACTACACCGATAACCAACGAGTTATCGGTGTAGTAAAGTCTATTGTGGTTCAGATGTACTGCCTCCACTATCTCCTTCATGAATGTGGTGCATCAGTGATATACCACCAGCTTTGTGGTCTTCTGTAGAAGTAATGCTACCAATTTGGTTAATGTCACCAGTAATCGTAAAGCCACTACCACCACTACCAGGACTACCCGTAATCCCACCGGTAATATTATAGTTACCTAACTGAGAATGTACAGGTGTTTCGGTATTCCATCCAGCTGAGTAGTTACCGGTCTTATTAGTGGATTTTTCACTAATGGTAGAATCCGCTACTGTACTCATGTTATCGCAACCAATATTGATATTGCGCTTATTGATTTCGATAAAAGCACCGTCTGTAGTCTGTAGGCGGATAATGTGGTTCTTAGAATCAATTTTAATCATGTTGTCAATATCGTCTTTTAAGACAATAAAGCCTTCTTTGGCATTGACATTGATGTCGTAAGCCCATTGTTCTCCATCTGACTTAGTCGTGTGGATAAGATTGACTTCTTTTCTTAATGTAGAAACACCTTGAGTCCAAGTAGCATTAGGGTCTTTAGTGTGGTCTACACTTTCGTTCTTGGTATTAGAGTAACCATAGACACGTTCCTCTAACTTCTGGTAATTGTCAGTATTGGTCGTGGTAGACCAATAGAAGTAATCTGTATTGGCTTGACGCCACAGCATGACCTTAGCACCACGTCTGACATTAGGTGGTGTCATGAGGTTAGGGTCCTGACAATACCACTTAGCTTTAATCGCGTTAGAGGTACTGATTTTTACGGTAGAAGTACGACCAAAGGAATCCGTAATGGTTTGGCTAGTCTCCTCCATGGCATCAATCACTTCACCATCTCGCATGGGCAGAATCGATTGTGGATAAACAGTTAGGATATCCGTACCTAATTCTAAGTTAACAGCAGCAATCCCCAATGAATAAGGAGTGAGATTATTCAGTTCGGCCACTATCGTGTCCTCCCTTCATTTCTTCGAGATTCAATGTAGTACTCATGGTTTACTCACTACTACCATTGAGCTGTTCGAGTACCTCAGCTTCACTGAGCTGCTCTGTACCGACTACTAGCTCATCATCGTTAATCTCACGAGAGGCATTCGGCAATTCGATATCCATGTCTCTTCTAATCTCAGGATTAACACTGGGTGTGCTAAGTGGGCGACCAATGACTTCACTAACAATAGCAGCCACCAGATCTTTAGAAGCATTATTGGATTCCTCATCTACCGCTAAGCGAGCCTGAGCAATCACGACTTTATCATTATCAGCCATGGCTTTTAATGCGACATTAATCATGTCTTTATCTGCCAAGATATTGTCCTGGGCTAGAATACCTCGAGCAATCAATTGCCTTAACTTAGTATTCTCATCCAAGATACCTTGTCTATCGTGTTTAGAAACACTACCACTCACGGAGAATGCTTCGATTCCCAGTGGTGGTCTACTGCTTTTAGCAGTAGCATGATCTTCGATAAACTGTTCCATCTTTAATGTTCCTTCTTAGCCTATATTCTAGAAGATTATAGGGCTATATTATTGAAGTGATAAGAGACGTGATTTTGAAAAAGATTAACTCATTTCAAAAACTCACGTATTCTAATGTATCTATTCAAAGAAATGTACGTAAATACGAGCGTTTCCAAATTGGAGTATTATTCAAATGCCGAATCTATTAAACAAAATTCACTCTTTTCTCTCTAGCAGTAAAGAGAAGATAAAAGAAACATTGAAAGACCACGAAAAGGAAATACGAGAAAAGCACTTAGCCAATATCGCTTTATTTAAAGAAAGTGATGTCGGTATTACGACGGAAGGAATGGTCGATAGCTTACTGTGGTATTTCCAAATCCAGTTAGAAAGAATAGACTATCTGGGTGATGAGATTCCCAATACCTACTTCATGGAATACGAAGAGCAGGTATATGGATTAAAATACAGAGAGAACACTTACCTCACGGTAGAAGAACAAACCAGATTGAATACCTATCTTAAGTCATTAGACCTAAGAGATGTTGCTCGTGTATTCATGGTGAGTGTTACTGACAACTATTATACCCTAAGGAAGTACCTTAGGTATAATGCTCGGGGTACCGATAAGGAGATTTTATCGAATTATCTGGTATCGGTTATTAACCTACTAAAGGAAGTAAAGCGCTTACAAGCGTATGCCGTATTAACCCGTATAAGGTTTGCTATCCTAGTAGCCTTATCGGTTAATGAAATGGTAGATGAATTGGTCATTTACCGTAACTAGTATATTCTCCACCTAAACCGTGGAGCCAATGTTGAATCTAAAACAAAAAGGAATCTAACGATGAGCATTAAAGAAAACTTACAATTGACTGGGTTTAGAAAGATCACTGAATCCAAAGATGGTGCTATGCAGGACATCCCCGCTACTTGGGGCGGGGTGTTGGCAGCACTCTTACGTAAAATCGTCAAAGACCGTTACGACGGTAAGGGTAAAGTGGATTGTCCTCAGTTCGAGGATGAGAAGATCACCTTCACCCAAATGGAGGAGATCATCGAATCGACTCTACAGAAGTACAACAATAACACTCTTTCAAGAAATGACTTGAATGCCGAGCGTTCTCGTCTCTTGAAGGAGTTCTCCCGTGACTTCATCAGCGTGAAAGTACTGGGTGAGTTTCTGCACATTCTGGACTTGGAATGGGTAGACATCTCTATCAGTATGCAACGAAAATCGGGTACAGTGAAATCCTACACCTACCACATCGGTAACATGGGTGTTAGCGACAATGTCGTACCTGACCTGACTCCTGAATATATAAAGAAATCAGGAATCCACGATGAAGTACACAAAGCCCCTGAATCCAACCTGGCTAACTACCACGAGAAACGCAACAATTCTCGTCGTCCTCGCCGCCGTGATACAGAAGGAGCTGAGCAAGAGTAACAACAGGGGGCAACATGAATGATAATCTTCAGCGGTATCCGAAGATGAAGAAGGTGGATTTGAGTAACATCAACCCCAGTTTAGATGGGGTAGACCACACTCGAATTGACAAAGTAGCCAATACCCTACTCGGTAGAAACCTAACCATTGAATCACATCGCGTGTTTCATCACCCACAATACGGTTCATTCGTCTCAGTATACACCGCTATTCAGTGGTATAAGCTGAAAGAGAAGAATGACAAGATTCGTGAGATGAATGGCAATGAGTTGAGGGATTACCTATCTCAATTGGCTAAAGGGAAAGAAGAGAGTATCTTCAATGAGAAATACGTATCCGATACCATCATGGAGACCTTTCTCTATTACTCGATTCTATCCTCACCACCTCTATTAGAACTCTTCTTGAAGAACGATAAGCCATTCGTGGCTTACTACATTGACGAGAAAGGTAAGTTTAAGATGCGGGATAAACAAATGACTCGTGTATTGAACAAACTGAAACCTAAGTTAGTGGAATCTTCTCAATTAGAGAAATAAGCTACTCCTCTCTACTCCCTATTACGGGGAGTAGAGAGGATAACCTATCTTATATTTCTTTTTAGATAGTAATATTGGCTTTAAACTCAGAAGGTGTAACCAATGACTTTACGGGTTTGGTTTTATTACCCATGAATTCAGAGAAGTCTTTTCTCAGTTCAGCATCATGGTTAGTCGTCGTTTGTTTAAATACTGATGTCAGCAATACCAATACTTCATTCTTATCATCGGTGTAGTTGTAATGCAAAATACCTGAAGTATCGGTATCTTTCAAGTAAGCTTTACTAGCCAGATTAAGAGTAGCAATCTTTTTGAAGTCTTGAGAAGCATCCATAAAGGGTTTTAGATTGAATCCTTTACGTGAAGGATTGTTTCTATCTACCCAGAGGAATTCACCTCCTCTAAACGCTTTAATCACTTTCATGATTAGCGTATAGTTCTCTTGTGGTGTTCTCTGTCGATTGAATACGGTATTGTTACTGTATTCTTTTAGCATCTTACTAATCACATCACCACTCACTTTCTCCATTCTCAATGGATCAGAATGAGCAATCGCTGCTAACATGGTTTCGTAATCACCATTCTTAGCGAGTTCTGGTAAGAGAGTAGAAGCAATGTCTGTACCCATATTCCAGCTATTGTTTTCAGCTGAATTGGTTTTAGGATTCCATTCCTGTACTAACTTCTTCCACTCTTCTTTTAGGGCAATACCGGCTTTAGAGTATTCGGAAATAATCCCTGTTACAGCAGCTTGTATTGCTTGGATGTCTTTAATTACGGGTAGCTCTACCCCTAAGATGCTCTTAGCTAATGCTTGAGCACCATCTAACACATTAAGATTACCGCTCTTAATCTGTTTATAAGTATCAGCTGCTTTTACCCCCATTTGGGCAGCAGCCTGTATCTTATCGACAATGCTAGGGTCCATACCCATTTTCTGCATGGCAGACTTAGCACCTGGTGCTAGATTACCTACTGCGTCTAGGATATTACCACTCTTTACCTTCTCGCCTATCTCTCTGGCTTTAGAGATGTAGCCAGTAATCTTACTGAGCATACCCACCCCACCTTTTAAGGAGGAACTAATATCCCCTAGACTCATGGTGGTACTGAACTTATAAAGCGAGTTAATGGTAGAGGAGAGTTCTGCTTCGTAAGCATCTTTGGTTTGTAGGTTCTTATCCTCTACCGAGTTAAATACGGTTACTTTCTTGTCTTTCTCACTATTGGCTCCTGCAATAGTGGATGATTTACCTTTTCCTTTAGCTTTCCCTAAAGCACCTTTAGCAGGAATAGGGGAACGTTTGTTCTTAGCCATGTAAACATACTCCTGTTTATTTAAAATAGCTGGATAATCTAATTTCACAAATAAACCTACCAGCCAATGGCTTAAACGTTTTCTCTGACTATACTATTCTACTAACTATTTCTATCATTTCGGAGGTAGACCATGGCAGCAGATAGAAATTCTGCTAAATTTAACGATAAGAACTGGGTAAGAGACCTGTTCTTAGTCGGGAAAGAAGACTTAGACGGTATTCCGATTGAAATGCGTACTTGGTCTTCAGCTGACTTTAAATTCCAAGATACTGGACTAGGGGGTTCTTTAGTGATTAATCCCCTACCACAACCTAACTACTTCAGTGATCCTTTAAATCCCAATAGCTTCATGGCAGGTAAAGGGATGGATGGTTTAGGTCCTTACTTTAGTGAAACCTACGATGATAACTACCGTGTGGTGTCATTTAGAGCCGGTACCATGGCATTTAACTCATTAACCGGTTTCTTGTTTGGTATGTATTCACCTGCGGGTGCTTCATTGGCGAATAAAGGCAGGGGTGCGGACTTCATGTTTATTCGAGCAGCTTCTCAGGTGTTAGCTGGTGCTGTTCGCTTAGTGGCCTTACCATTCATTCTAGTGGGTTTGGTAGGTAAAGCAGTCAACTTCTTCATGAGAAAACCTAGTGGACGTTATGCTTACCTAAAACCAGCTATGCCATTGTACTGGACAGCAGTACAAACGATTGTTAACCACTTCATGGTAAACTTAGGTTTGCTCTATCCTTCTGTACCACTCGATGTCAATGGTAAACCAATTAATGGTGAAGGCGTAGACTTACCAGAAAAGACCTCTGCGGCAGAGTACAATCATCTCACTTCTCTATTCCCTGATATTGCTGATGCGTTGGGTATGCATCAAGGCGGTGTACAATTAGACGTATTTAAAATAGCCACTAGGGCTCAACGATTGGCTCACGCTAGACAAGAGGCTTTAATGAAAAGTACCAATATCAGTAAGGCTTCAATGAATTCTCTATTAAATAGGATATACCAAGAGAGGTCAGGTGGTCGTTCTGGAATGAGTTTATCTGGCTATATCCAGAATTACCTGGCTGCTGCTCCTTATAAAATGCTGTCAGGTAAGGAGGAACAAGATAAAGGCGCTGCTGGGGCTAGTGGTGGCGGTGCAGCTAAAGCTGATTCTGCTGACTCACCTACCGAAGAAGAAATTAGTAATCCGTCTTTTAAAACACTACTGGAGTCTGAATTAAGAGACGGTGGTGCATTTATCTCCTTTAGGGTAGATGATACGGGTTCAGTATCCGAATCTTTCTCTAATAACTTTAAACCCTCTTCTCTAGCTGAAAAGATTAACTCAGCTGCGGCCTCCTCTCGTTCCGTCATGTTTAACCTATCTGGCGGTAACATAGGGGATAATCCACTTGCTAATTTAATGGAAACCATGGTAGGTGGAGTAAAAAGTATATTAGAGAATACGGTTGAGGCTATTGGTTTAGGTGGTCTTGCGATCATGGGTGGTGGTGGTACTCTAGATATGCCAAAATACTGGGAGTCTAGTGAAGCACAACAACCTAAACCAGGGTACTCTTTCACTTTAACTTCCCGTTATGCCAATAGAAGAAGTGCACTGAATGATATCTTCATTCCTCTGGCCTGTATCATGGCACTAGCCTTACCATTGTCTACTGGTAAACACTCCCACTCTAATCCATTCTACTTAGAGTTTTACGACAAAGGTAGAATGCAGACTCGTTTGGGTGCTATTGATTCGCTCTCCATTAGTCGTGGTGACGGTACCATGGGATTTACTCCTGATGGGCACGTAATGTCTATTACGGTAAACTTCAGTATTGTACCCATGGAAGAAACCATTGCAATGCCGATATCAGAAACATTCAATGTAGAGAGTTCCATGTTTAAGATGATCGGTGGTGGTCTAGTAGGTGGTTTAGCTGGTGCTGGTGGTGGTGCTGCGATGGAGGTTGCTTTAGGTCTAGCTAATGACCTATTCGATGATGATACACCGTTTATGGATTACTTAGCAGTACTGAGCGGTTTAGGTTTAAATGAACAGATTTACTTGTCTGATAAACTGAAACGTAGGCTACGTACCAGTGTGGCTAATATCCAAAGTAGCTTTAGTGTGGCTAGAATGGCCTCATTTACTGCAGACACCATGCCAGGACAAATCTTTGCAGCATTCGCTAACAAGAGAACCGAGAGGTGATCTTGGAGTGAGACTAGTTTATCTAGTCGAACTAATAAGCGCACTGAGCGCTAATCAGCGAGGTCTATTTACAATAGACGAGCTAACAAGAGAATTGAACGTTGACAGAATAGAATACTACTCTCCTTACCCTATTGCGGGGTAAGGAGAGTAGATTATTCTTTATTTATTTTTAAA